ATATGCTTAATAAAAAATTAAGGAGATGTAACAATTTTAGTTACACCTCCTCCTTTGTATCCTCTATTTTATTTCGACATTCGTCGCACATAAAATGCTTTGCATATTTGAATAACTCTTTACCTATAGTACCATTTAAATACTGAAACTCTTCACTGTAAGGATTAATATCATAATAAGTAGCTATATGCACAGCTAAATGTCCTTTCTCATGATCAAAAGTATTTTGAAACTCATCCGCAGAAGTAGTAGGGCCTATTGCTAACAAAGAACGTTTATATATAGGATTAGTGAAAGTAAATCCAGAATTTGGTAAATTACTTGAAATATTGTATTTTACCCTTAATAATTCTTCCTCTGGGCATCCTATATCCTCTAAATCTTTAATAATAATATCAGGATAACTCTCTACTATATAATAAACTCTTATAAGCCAATCATACTTATCAAGATAAATATCTTGTCTCATAACATATCTTCCCAATTAATAGGAGTGCCGCTACCAATACAGTCAGCATAAAAGCGCGTAAAGACCATTCCTTCATAAGCATCTGAATCCTCTATAACATCTTTTACATACTTTAAAAGCTCTACATTATCTCTAATAGAGCTTCCTAAAAAATCTGCTTTGCACATATTTGCAACATAAACAGCATCATATCCTTTATCGCCATTTATCTTAATATTGTAAGCACTCTGCATTTCAACTAAATCTTCCTTGCTAAAAGGCGTAATATAAACGGGCTTATTATTTACTATTTTATACATTCTACTAGCAGCCCACTCTGACATTTTCTTTGAGAAATGCCAACCGTATAAACTCAAATATTCCTCCATACCAGAAGGAAATACTTCTTTGTAATCTAATCTCATATTAAAAATAAGGGGCGAGTTTCCCCGCCCCAAACATTAAGTTTATCGGCCCATTCCCATGGAACCGCCACGCTCACCATAATATTTACGAGCTTCTTTCATGGCATGTCTGTAACCATCTTCATAGCCACAGTCATATCCCTCATCAAAAGACTCGTCTTTATAGCTTGCCATGTCCCTCCTGTCATCCAGGCGAGAGTCTTCATCTTTACGATGACCTTCTCTAATTTCCCACATTCTATTCATATTTAGTTCTCCTTTTTATGTAGCTGTTCAAGAAATAGACCATTAGCCTCTTTTAATTCTTTAAGCAAAACAGCCATATCAGACATTTGATTTTTGAGTTCTTCAATCTCAACTCGCTGTGCTTGCTTTTCAGCAAACTCAGGATTCAATTCCGAAAGAATGCTATCGCATTTAGATACCATATTTTTATGGAAATCTATACTATTAATAGCATCAATGCTTTTCTGTTTAATGCTCAAAATCTCGGCATTCATAGCTTCCCTACTATCAGAAATTACAATGTTTTCTCCATTACTGAAAGAATCTGCTATATCTAAATTAGCAGGAATGCCAGTGTAGTTAAAGGTCTGCCCATTAAGCTTTACACTCAAATCTACCACCATTTCTTGTGGTTGCCCAAAAGTAGGCGGTACCTGATATTTAGGTTTAGTTATGGGAGTATTAACTACTTGCCCAACTTCAAGTCTGGGATTATCACCCTTATGAAATATATAAATTTGGCTATTAGGCCTAATTGATTGAAACATAATAAACTAAGCTATTAACTGTAAGATATTAGCATACCTGTCATAATAAACAAGGTAAACACCAACACCACCAAACTCTGCTACTGTAAGATTATCACCACCAGGTAGAGTTACGTTTGCAGTATTGCCAGCCATAGAAAACCTTATAGGTAAGGTAGTTGTAGTACCTGTAGGTATCTCATCAGGAACATATACTAATAACAGTCCCCTAAATGGAGTACCATCAAAGTCTGGCCTAAAAGAGAAATCTACAGAAGTGTCACTCACGGTGATTTTCCTAACTTCTATAGTTGGAATACCGTTAATATTAACATACTGAAACGGAAATCTTGCCATAATAGTTTATATTAATTAACCCCAGTAGGAGCCTCCCCAGCCAAAGCCGTTACCGTAACCATAACCATTGAATCCACTACCATAAAAACCACCACTTACATAAGGAGTAGTATTAACAGCAGTTAATGCAGGCCACTGTACTGGAACAGTATTAGGCTGCTTGTTCTCAATCTCCACTAACTTAGTGTTAATAGGAGCAAGCATAGCTGCAAATTGTGCAGTCTGAGCTGCATTATCAATTTGTCCACGAAGGATAGTATTAGATGCAGTCAAAGAATCAATCTTGTCCTGCAGCTCACGCTCTTTAACATCACAGAATTCACGAGTCATGTCTGTGTGAAGAGCGGCTATTGCACCTGTAATAGCAGCAGTGTTTCTATCTGCTTGAGAACCTAACTGGTTGGTTTGCTCAATAGTGCGAATCTGTGCTTGATATCCCTGCTCGGTTGTCAGGAGACGGTTCTCGCAGCAACACTCGCAAAGCTGTCTAGACAGACTAGCATTACCAGACTGAATAGAATTAATAACCTCAAGACCAGACATTCCAACCTGAGTACCTACAGACTGAACAGCAGAATTGATGCCATTAAGAGCCGTAGAAACAGTATTGAAATCGCTATTTAAAGTAGAAGCAAGTTCGCCAATAGCAGTACGATTGTTACCAAGAGCTTCCATAATGAGATCCCGACCGTTGTCATTATTAAGCTGATTAGCAAGGAAACCAACACCACTGTTACCTCCAAAGCCTCCAAAGCCACCATTACCAAAGCCTCCCCAACCAAATAGGGCAGCTAATAGAATAAGGCCAATCCATCCTGCACCACCAAAGTTGCCAAAGCCCCCATTATTGGAAGCTAAAAGCCAAGCAGGATCAAAACCACGGTTATAACCGTCATTACCAAATACATAAGTTTTTGTCTCTTCCATAGTTAAAATTATTTTATTTTTGTAAGCTTACGGATGCAAAGTTAAGTAAAATAATTCATGAAAGATAACAATACTAATATAAAAAGAAAACCCCACCCTGGTAGGCACCAGAGCGGGGTTTCTATTAGTAATGAATTTAACTACGGCATATCAGCAACCTTATTAGCAAGTACATTTATAATGAATTCTCTTGCGTACTGACCACGAGATTCGCTTTCTAAAAGAAATAATATTCTTTTAAGCATCTCATTATTCTCTCGTAATAAGCGTAGTTCTTCTTTATCCATTATTTTTAATATATTTATCGAGGTCTTTACGATACCAAAATTTTTCTTTAAAGCCAGGAAACTTAACTCCACATGGCAGTTTATGAGATCGTACCAAATTATCAAAAGACGCTCTACTCATATTAAGATAAGTATAAGCTTGATATTTACTCATCGGAGTATCTTTTCTAAAAGACTTTAAAAGTTCTATGATATCTATTTCCTCGTCTTCTGTTATATTTGAATTTCCAGAATCTATATCATCTACTATCTTTAGCAATAGCTGTCTTATTACTCTTAACATATAAATAAATAGTTAATAATATCGCAATGCCCATAATTGTAGCTTCTAACACTATAAATTGAAATGTATTTATTGGAATACCTATATAGTAATCTATAATATCAATTATATCTGTAACTACTATATAATGCAAAGGCATTCTATGATATTCACAAAATCTAAACACAAAAGAAGTTAAGTAAAGAAAAATCAGTGTTAGCAAAGAACAACTACCGAACATTGATAGTATGTCAGCAAATTTATCTATGCCTAATAAGCATAATGCTGTATGTATAATATTACATGCCGCTAAAATAACAGGGATGATTTTCAGAAAGATAAGAGTAAGTTTATATAATGCTTTACTTCTTAAGCTTTCCACCACAGCCATAGTGTCCTTTACCCAAACCAGCTTTGGCTACATTAGGACGGGCCTTCCGTCTTGTCGATGCTTTCTTTGCTGCCATAACTAATATTACTCTTCTCTGTTAAACCATAGCTAGCAACAATCATGGATAACGTAACTACTTGCTTTCGTAAATCCGCCATTTGCTCTCTAAGTTTAACATTCTCCTCCAGAACTCTATCTAACCGCTCCTTATTGTCATCACTAAGACGTTTGTAGAATTCCAAAGATTCTTTCATGTTATCTATCACTTGGTTATCTACTTCGGCTCCATATTTCTTTTTGGCTAATTTCCACGAAATAACGGGGCTTATAATATTTGTCGTTAACAAAGTGACATAAGTTGCTATAATTTCTGGTGTCATTCTATTTATTGATTTCAATAAATCTGGATTGAGTTGTCTCTATATAAGGATTAGACTCAATCACTTGCACTCGAGTAACGATGTGCTTTTTTTGAAATAGTCTACCCAACCAACATTTCTTAGGAGGGTCTATAGTTTCTTTTTTATTAGAAACTAAAATTAATTTTTCACTAGGAATTTTAATACCTATATTAATAGTATCAGGATAATGAAGCCCTAAAGTAATATCATACCACTTATTATGAATATTAGTATCCAACTTTACACCTTCTTTAAAAACAGTGTCTCCTATAAATACAGTATCTCTGATATTAGTTTCTGATTTGATAGACGAAAGTCTTTTTACTTCTTTATTTAGAATTTTGTTTTCTTTACGAACTTCATTAAGTTTTTGTACTAAAGAATCTTTGCTATAATTTAATTGTTCTATAGTAAGAGAAAATGTTAAATTATTGCTTTGAGATTCTTGGTATAACTCTTCGTATGCTTTATAGTTAATTGTAATTTCTTTAAGTTTTTTTTCTGCTTTATAAACCTTATAACTATTAATACTAAATATACTTGTTAATAATATAATAATTAATATTAATATTAATATAAATTTGCTTTTCACTATATTATGGGTTTAAATAATTTACTTCGTGGCGCCAACATTATGAACACTTTTAACTAAGAGGGCGTCTATACCATAAATATTATTATCCGAAAAACTCATTAAGGCCATAGGCTCATAGAGAGCGGTGTTGGGAATATGACTATATAAGATCTCAAAAGCATCGTTAGATATTTTAATAACGGCTCCTGCATCTCCAGTATCAATGGTTATATAACCACTTTCGTCTGTAATCATATTACTAACATCTAATGCCGTATCACTAAGAGCTTTATATTCAGCAATGTCAGTAGGATCTGTTACTAAGTCCGCAAAACCAGGAATTCCAGCAGCTCCAGAAGAATTCTTTTTTACTACTTTAGTTGCAGTATTTGCTAAACTTTTAATGTTTACAATACCACCATCTTTAATATGAACATCTATATCAAGAGCTTTATAAATGTCCTTTTTGTTTTTTAAAGTTTCCATAATATTATTTATTTAAGTTATTCAGTTGCAGTTTCTATAGTCCAACCTGTTGGAATACCATCAGCTCCAGATACTTCCCAAATTGCAGCTGCATTTTTAACAAAAGTCCCTGTAGTTGCTGCACCATAAAGCCAATTACCTGTGTAAGAACCAGAAGGGCTTGTAGTAAACATAGCTTTTACATAATTTAGATTAGTACAAGCACAAAACATATATCCATAACAATTATTGATAAGTGTCGTAGCAGGTAATTCAGGTGCAGTAGTTAAATTAGTGCATCCATAAAACATTTGATAATAACAAACACTGCCTAAAATTGTGGCAGGTAATTCAGGTGCAGTAGTTAATGCAGTGCAATTGTAAAACATAGAATTGTAACAACTATCAGCTAAACCTATAGCAGGTAATTCAGGTGCAGTAGTTAATGCAGCGCAATCGTGAAATAGTTGAAAATAGCAATAGGGAGTAATTACAGGTGTTTTAATTCTACTCAAAAGAGAGTTTGTAACTCCAGATGCAGCAATTTTTCCTGTCATCACAAATTTAGAATATACAGTCGTTGATTTAGAAAAATTAAAATTATTTTCTCCGCCATACATTTTAACTACATCACCCTTATTCATAGAAATACTAGAATAGTCCCATAGAGTATAATCTCCATTATTCTTTTTATAATAAATTATAGGAGCATTTCCACCACTATTTCGTAAACTAATACTAGAATTATCTTGTTCAGCAGTAAAAGTTAAATATTCATCTTCAGTATATTCACTTCCTCCACCTTGAGGAATACTATCAACTAATGCAGGATATTCATCTAATTTAGCACTATCTTCAACAGTAACACCTTTTGCTTCAATAGACTCTTTTAATGCAGCCTTGGCATTTCTAAGTCTTGTTATTTCAGTTGCTATACTCATAATTAAATAGATGCTAAAAGTTGTTCAATTTCATTAGGAAGATTAGAATCAGCAATAAGAATGGAACCTTTATAAAGTTTATATCCTGTAACTTCTGGATTATAATCTTTTGGAATAGTAAGAACAGGACGAATAACACGTCCAAAAGAACGAGTATGGTGATTAATTTTTATGGAACTAATAATATCTCCAAATTCTAAAAAATTATTCCTATAATCAAATAATTTATCACAAGATGTATAAAAACCAAAACCAGAATCTATAATATTTGTAGAATATTTTTGTCCTGTAACAGGAAGAAATATATAGTTGCCATTTATATTATAAGTAATACGCCATCCTGCTTTATTATTTATATTTGTATATTCCCATAAATAATCAGGATTATTAATTGTTGATATAAGAATGTTTAATTCTTTATTAGATGGTATTTTCCACAAACTACCAAATAATACATTTACAGCATCATCCTCCAAATCTAAAGTAAATTTATTATCTACAATCCCATATCTACTATTTTCATTGTATTTTGTTAATGTATATTGAGTTCCGTTACACCATTTATAATTTGACCAATCATAAGTTTCTTTAGGTTCTAATTCTCCCCAAGCATAATAATCTCCAACTTCTTCAAGAGAACTAGCACCAATATTATAAGGAGAAAACATTATTTTATTTTCTTCTTCATCAGTTAAACCTAAATCAACATATTCATGGCCATTAGCAATATCTTCAGTAGTTCCAATTATATAAATAGTATTAGCATCCTTTTCAGTTAAAGCATCATATTCAGCTTGGGTCATCTCACATATAGTATTAACTCCAATGCCTTTAATAGCAGAATCTGAAGCATTAACGCTTTGCCATTTTCCTTGACTATAAATGTCTAAAACAATAGGCGAAGATAAATCTTTATATAGAGAGTGATGCAACCACAAGGCTTCCTTATTTTTAGGAGCATCTTCTCCTCTATAAAGATAATAATTATTATTTGTATTCATATCTATAAATTTTATTGATTTTCTAAAGTTTCTATTCGCTTTATTAATTCTGAAATAATATTAAATAATTTATTATTCTCATCACTTATATCTCCAGAATCAGTACCATACTGAATATCTGCTTTCATAGGAACACAAGGAAGTGTAGTATCACTGTGATATATCCTTTCTGTACCATAACGATCTGTTTTAATAGACATAATCGGCTCAGCCAGCTCGTACTCGATGGGGGTGGCGAGTTCGTAGTAGAACATCACACCGGACATCGCGGCTTTGAAGGTGGCGGCGTCGGAATAGGAAGTATTTACAACATACACTAAGTTTCCCCTCATTTGCAGCGTCATATTCCCGGCTGAAGCAATACTTGTTTCAGGTATGATTGTATAGATGGGACACAAACCATTCGCATTTGCTTTTGTTGTAAAATTGGTATAGAAACTTGGATGGTCTCCAGAGTTATATCCCCAACTCAGCGTCCCCAAATCAACACTTCCTACTCTCTTTACATACTTATTCCTGACAATCTCGTCATAGACTGAACCAGCGGATTTGAGACCACCGGTTATGGTAATGTCTCCGTGCGGCTCATACTGTCCGTTGAAGGAGTTCAGTCCAAGATTTATCGTCCTCTTCCAGTACGGCTCGTATGTGCCGTTCTTGGCATGGTCGGAAAGGTTGATGCAGATGTCGTTAGTAAAGGTGGCTGTTTTGCTCGCAAATCGCATATAAACGCAATCCGGCGTCTGGAACTCTGCGTTTTGCTTACTTTGTAACAATCCTCCGGTAGTTTGTCCGAGATAATTGAAATCATTGTCGTAGAAATATATGTTAGTTTGAACATCCTGGCATTTGATATAATATGTCGTATTCGGAAGGCAAGGAATATACCCCTTGTTTCTTATCCAACTGCTTGATGGAATATTTTCTCCACTTGCAAATACAATATCTCCCGTTTCCCATTCCTCATTCCACTGGTTGAACCCAACGGTCTCCAGCTCCTCTGCGTCGTTGCTAATCAGCGTGCCTGCGTTGTAAGGGTAGTATGTATCGGGGAACATTGCCTCAAATTCCTCCACTGTCGAAGGCTCGTTGCCAGAACCGAACATGAGGGTGAGGTCTATAATATTCACATACCACTTAATCTCTACCGTATAACCACTGGCGATATATACCGCAATATTTTGTGATGTGGATGCAGCACTTGTGATATTGATAAAGGCCTCAGTGAACCAATTTCCGCCCATAGCATATCGCGTATGGACCTGGTCGCTTGGCATTTTTGGTGCAAGTACACACACCTTATGGCCTATGGGAATAGATAAGTTTGTTAGCAAAACATAAAAAAACACATTTGATGTTGCTTCCCCACTGATAGAAATTGACCCATCACCATTGTTTGTTATGGTAATACCGTCAATGGTCTTAGAGTTCAGGATGTTTGCTGAATTCACCAACTGATTCCACGCCAGCGTCCTACCATGGATAGACTTTATGTATTCTACACTATAATCCTTTGTTAAAGTACCATCTGCTGTTTGTCTAAAAACAAATTCTTGATTTTCTTTAAGTTCTGTTCCTAAATCTGTAGCTATATCAGAAATAGTAATATCTACCTTTTTATTATTAATAGGTAAATCTGTACCGTTTACTTTAACTCCTTCAAGAATATTAACTTGAGCATTAGTTTCAATACCAGATAGTTTTGTCTTTTCCGCTGTGGTATAATCATTAGTAGAAAGGCCTTTACCAGATACCTTATCTACCTTATTAGATAATAAATCATTCAGTTCTGTATTAGTGGGAAGCGAAGTCAGCTTAGAAACTAAAGATGCAGTTATACCAGATTGAATGGCCGCCCATTGAGCTGCAGTGAAAGAACTGTTATTTAATGAATACTCATAAATCCAAGAAGTTCCATTATATTTATACCTATTATAAACAGTATTACCAGAACTATCAACAGAAATAACAAAAGCATAATCGTTTATATCTGCATCTGTTATATTCTCTAAATCAGAAACGCTACTATAAGTTCCTTGAAATTCTGCTGTATTCGTAGATATAGAAGAATTAACAAAATCTTTATCTGCAAGTTTATTGTTAGTAGATGCCTGAGATGGAATAAGAGCTTCAATATCTGATACAGAAGCTTTTGTAGCATATACTGATAAATTAGGTTTGTTCAAAATCTCTGCATCACCTGAAGTTGCATTCCAATCTGCATTTACGTTAACTTCTGCACCAGATTGTATTCCATTAAGTTTTGCTTTTTCTTCAGTAGTATAGTCTTCCGTGGAAAGTCCCTTTCCTTCAATCTTATCTACTTTAGTATCTTCTAAATTATCAATATCATTATTAACAATCTCGAATTTTTCATCCAGCTCTTCTTTAGTATAGCCACTATTAAGTTTCTCTTGCACTTCAGCAGATAAATCTCTTTCAGGAATACCATCTATTGGCTTTATATATGGAGTGTCACTAAATTCCTCTGTTTTATCAACCCACTCTCCATTAATATATACCTGAGCAATTAAAGGAGAGGTGGTATCATACGGTATTGTATGATGAATCCAAATACATTTTTTATTTGACGGCTCATCCTCTCCTCTATATATAATAGTATCTTCGGATTCTTTAGGGCAACACTCTCTAACAACATCAGAGGAAGAAGTATCGTCTAGTTTATTTATCCAAACTCCATCCCTATATACTGAAGCTATTAAAGGAGCATTTAAATCCCCATTTTCATGGTGAATCCAAATACACCCTTTGTTTAGAGGCTCTGTTTCACCTCTATATATAACATAATTATTCATATTACTATATGATATATTCTTTTATAAATTATTTGCAAATATACTACAAATAATTTGAAATTACAAATACCTAAATAAATTATTTATGTTTAAATAGTATTTTCTTTTTTATGTTGTTTTTATTCCTCCTCATGTTGAGAATTCTCTGTTTTATTACTGAGATAATTAAGATGTTGTTCCATCGTAATTTCCCTTATACTATTTAAATCTATAGAAGCACTTGCATATATCTTTTTTACTCCAACGTAAGTATTTATATCTTCAGTGTCTTGATAAAAAGTTAATACATTTCCTTCATCTGGACTAATTAGTATACAATTTTCTATATTGGTTTTTTCTATTTTCATATTTTATACTTTTATTGTTATAGCATACCCTAATCCCAGTATGTAGGCTTCCTGTTCTGGTGTTAATAAATTATATTGACTTTGAGTAAAATCGAATACGGGATTACTTCCAGTAGGAATTCTGTTTGGAATTGCAGCTACTAAAGAAGCCATATCCGACGCTGTTTTTAAACTTCCATTTGTAGAAAAGTCACCACCATTATCTATACATTTAAGCCTATTAACATCTATATATCTAGTGTAATAACTGTTTAATTTCTGCCCATAATGTACTATCACATAATCTACATGAGACATTATAGTAGCCTTATTTAAAATATGATACATCGAAAAATTAGTATTGTAGTAATCAAGAGCAGTTGGATTTTCTATTCCTGTAATAGACTCTACATTCACAATAGGATATGTTCTTTGAGTCCCATAGTCACTAAAATCTATATCTACAACATTATCAGAATGGAAAGATTCTAAATATAAAGGCTCATTAGTCAAATTATCCTTTTTTGATAAAATTGTAATATTAGAATCACAGCTAGAAATATGTACTTTAACGTTATTTAAATAAATCATCAATCTGTTTTTTACATTTCCTAAATATACATCAGAATCTTCTGTATTTATAAAAATATATTTAGAGGGGCAATGGAATTCTTCAAGATTTACATTTTTAAGTTTTGGAGTACATGTTGCACCATTGGGATTTATATAATTTAAAAAATCTTGATAAGATGCTGGATTTATATAGGTTGCAGAAGCATTTGGATAACCATCTATATAATAAGAAAAATATTTTACTCCATTGAGATCTATCTCTCTAGACATTACATTGAACCAATCATTGATATTTGTTACCTTATTACCGCGAAATAAGTCTAAGTATTTAGATTTGCAGTAATTCAATAGTTCTGAAGTTACAATTTGATAAGTATCTGTTTGCATTTTAGGTTTATATAAGCCATTAAAATCAGATACATTTACATAAGACCAATTAGAAGCATACCAACCTCCAGAATTCATCATACCTAAAGAAGTCCTTACATCTGTAATAACACCATTACTTAAAGAACCATCTATAACTATTTCAGGTAGATTTTGATGAGAAGAAAAGGGTGCCCAACATTTTACTTCATTGTTGTATAAAAACGTTTTTAAATTAATAGTATTTACACTATCGTCTGGTAATAAAGGCCTGAAATAATTATATATACTCGGATTATAACTAAATAAATCCTCTGTATTTTCAAAATAGTCTTCTTCTTTATAATAATTCTTATCTTTATTACATAAAAAATTAAATCTGGGGTAAGAATAATAAGAATACCAATTAATAGTAGTTGTTGCAAAATCGAATTTATTATTTGTGTCATTAATTGCAAGTCCTAAATAATCTACATTATAATTTAAGCGACAGGTTAAACTATCCAAATTATGCAAATCATAATCTTCGTATTCTACTGTAACACTCTGTGCTAAATTATCATATTGGTATCCTTCAAAATATAAATTTGTATGCAGATTAGAATTACCACACTTTATTAAAACTTTAGTTGGTGATCCCTTAAATGAAATGTTTTTAAGAGGAATTAAATTGAAATCACTATGCTGTATTGTAATAGTATTAGGAGTGGTATTAAAAGAAGCATTATTGATGACTATTGAGCCATCTAAGTTTTCAGGATCTGGCACAGACGGCAATATTGACCATTCTTTACCATTATATGTAAAGGTTCTGGTTTCTTTGTTATATCCAATATATCCCCAAATAGTAGCTAAAGATAACCAATAATACACAGATTCTGAGTCTTGATAATATACACATCCAGCCTTAGCATCTGATGCAAATTCATCAAAACTATGTATAAGTTTTAAATATTTCATGTCTCTTTTATATATATAATGTGATTTTCAAAACTATAAAAAATATCCAAATATTCTTGAGGTAGGGCATCTACAAATTCTTTAGCTAGTGTAACAGTGCTAAGCTTAGAAGCAGACTCTTTTGGTATATTTAAAAAGTTAGAAAACAGCAACAGTGTTTTTTTCACTGTATCCAAAGATACATCCTCTGTGTTTATACAGTATAATTCTAAAGTATTTCTTTTAATATTTTCGGTAAGATTATTTATAATATTATAAGAATTTACATTAGCATTCAATGTTGTCCTAAATGCTAAAGAATAGGAACTACGAGTATAGGCATCATATTCAAATACAGCATCTAATTGTTCAACATCGGTATTTATATTATATATGTGACATAAACCATGTAAAATACCAAGATTTGCAAGTGCACCTGACACTGATACATCACCAAATACAGAGCTTAAATAATAATTAGATTTTATATCACATGTATAATTATTCCAATTTAGCTTATTATTTAGATTACTGTCGAATCGTATACCATCAAAAGATATTTTATCTGCCAAAACAGATAAGGATCTTAAATTTATATGATTACCAACCTCCCCAACATTATTTAATACGACTTTTGAATATCGAAATTCAGAAGAGGTAGAAGAATCAATAGAAATATAAGTACCACTTAGTGTATTCGAATCGTCTCCAAATAGGTTTATAGTTAAGATATCTGAATTAGAATGTGCACTTGCCTTTAAATTAAATGGTTTATGTATACCTCTTTGAGTAACTTCTATATTATAAAACTGGGGTTTAGATAGGGTAATATTACCGTAATTATTTCCTTCAGCATTAGGAAATATAACAGATAATTTAGTATTAGAATAAGAAATATCATCATTAAATACAGTCATATTATTTTGACCTTCCCCAGTACAAGAAGCTTCAAAAATATATGTAGATTGCGAGCACACATTACAAGAGGAATTAAACAAATTGCAATTATAAAAGATATTGTTTGTATTTATAATAGAACCATTTGGATGAGCAATATCAACATGTACATTGTCTGGATAATTAGCACTTCCTAATCTTAATTGACCTATTTTTAACGTATTGCTTCCAGAATATGTGAAATTAATATTATGTAAAACGCCATAACCTAAAGATAGAAGTTCTAAATTTTCAGAATTGGGTATTATAGTATTTAAATCTAAAGATAATCCTTCCGTATTAGAAATATTATAGTCTAAAGTATAAGATTTCAAATTGTCAGAAGTTAATACTGTTGGTGCTCGTAGATTACTCCAGGTTTCCTTAAAGGTTACCAAGTTTGAAGCGTTTAAAATATTATCTGTAAACTTTATGTAAGTATGTTGTATATTGCATGTAATTAAAGACTTCCAATAAGAAGGTAAAGTTAAGCTATTATTATAATAAGATGTTGCATTTATTTCTTTTACATTGCTATTATTAAACACCGGAAAAGAGGTTATTTTAGATAAAAAATCTTTATCTAACAATGTAATTTGTTTACCATCTATAACATTAGGAAGAGTTAGGTATTTTGTAGTATTTATTTTTGGTCTGTAGCCACCACTACTTATAGGAATAAGAGATACTCTGTTTTCTGATGTCCACATTGGATTAATAAATGGAACGTATCGAATCTCATCAGTAGCATTATAGTGCATGAGTTTGTCTTCGTCACCAATATCATGTGAAGGCAGATATGTATCAGGCGTTTCTGTATTACCATGCGTAATACAACACACTGTCGTTTCAAGAAGTTCGAGAGTCCCAGCATCTGCTGAGGCTCTCTGCTCTTCTAAAAACTGCTCATATTCTTCTTCAGTATCAAAATATTTTAATCTTTTATTTATACTAAGACTCATAGCTATTAACTATTTAATTGTTGTTCGTGTCTAACTAATGCATTTGCAAGAACTCTTTCATTTTCTTCTATACAGTCCTCTACATCAGATTTAAACTCCGAGATTTCGGTATTCTGAGCCTCTAATTCATGCGATACATCTGTTTTGAAATCCTCTATGTCTTCTTCTGTATTCTGTTTCCAATCATTTAACTGCTCTTCCTGACTATCAAAAAGGCCATCTATATAATTTTTAAGAATATCACGAAGTTCTTGGTTAAACAAAGTAGCTATATATTCTTTCAAATCTTCTTCAAGTTGTTCCCACTGATCTTCTGTAAGATTATTAGTCATATCAATAGGAACCCATCTACCGTTTTCGTTTATGTAAGGATTACAAGTAAAAGGACCCACTCGTTTTAACCACAAAGCACTTTGAGGTTCTGGAGCTTTACTGCCATATAATATATCAATCAATCTTTTCATCATTTACTACTTGAAGGTCTTTTATTAGCTTGGATTCTACGAATCTTTTCATCTTCACGATTAGATCGCTTCTCCTCCTCGAATTTATCTTTTTCTAATTGTAAATTCAAATCAAACTGTCTTATAGACTCTCTTAGTTTTTCTCTTTCAGCTTCTGACATTTGTTCGGGTTCTACAATACCGTCATTGTCATTGGTGGATCTGGCCTGAGCTCCAATCTCCGCTACTAAAATTTTAGTTTCATTATCCCGCTGATTAAGAGTATCATTTTGCTCCAGTTTAGCCATTTCGGTCTGCTGACGCATTTGTTCAATTTGTTGCTGTGACTGTAACTGTGCTTGCTGCTGTTGAGCATTTCTCTCTTGTATTTCTCTTTCATCTTTTTCTACAAGTCTCTGCTTTTCAGCAATAGATGCAGAATTATATAGTCTCATAATAGTAGAGAAAGAAAGGGTCTGATTCTGTAAAGCTGCTTGAGCTAAAGTGTCAATCTGCTGTTTTAACTGCTGCATTCCTTCTGAATAATCTACTACAAGACCATAATCATTTTCAGCAAATTCATCTCCGTCAATATTCATTATCTGTAAGGCATTGTCAGATAAAAGATAGTTGAATTTTAACTTTCTGCCTCTTAAAGCAATCTTAGCAGTCTCAAGGAAACATTCAAGCACTCGTTTTTTAACATCATCATGAATAGTGAAAAGCCACTCTGTAATATGGGAAGATTGTAAATTAGAACGCTCAATACCACCAACAGTTTCACGATTAGATACCTGACCTTCGCGCTGCTTAGTAATACCAACCACTTCAGACATCTCCATCTTAATAAATTCAAGTAGATTTATCTGAGACTGAATAGAATTTCCAAACTCTGCATCAATAACACCGGTGGAATTATTATTCAAACCTCCAGCAATCTTACCAGTAGCAGCACCATAATTACCTTCTTTAAATGAGTCTGTAATATAAAGACCATTGGCTCTTGCAAAATACATCCATTTATCTACATCCCAACCTTTAGGTACTTTAGCCATATCAAGCTGTACTAACTTACCCCAGTTATGAGCCATCATCTTATTAAGCCTATCATGTACAACATCATACAGGTAGTTATACTGCTTCATCATATCTACTAAAGAGAAAGGCTTAGTATCAACCATATTATAAATAGAACCTATAATGCCGAAATGGCACTTAGAAGGATTACTTAATGTGTTGTACTGAATAGGGCAAGGACGCATATTAACATATACTTCTGTGCCTATTTTAGTACCTTCCCAAGCCTGATTAATATATAAAGCTTGCTCTTCTTCTCCTCTAGACTTATCGCAGATATAATCTTCATTATAAAAATTAAATACCTCTTCACCAGTCTCAGGATCGTATGATTTTACCTTTTTAATCTTTCTCCTAGATTTCCAATACATCCTAATAACTCTTACATTACCATTAAGGTCGTAAGGAAGTAAAGAACTATTAGTATTATCAGGAAACAGATTAAATGGGTCAAAATAATACCCTCCTCCCTCAGGCTGACCAAGAGTATCATCTATCATATTAACGTTGATAAAACCCTGTCTTTCATCAAGAGTGTCCATTTCATCAATAGTATTTCTACCTATAGTATCTGGAATATTCTCAATATACTTAATATCCTTAGGCTTTAAAACGTCATAATAAGTATCAATAACTCTACCAGGAGACCAATAGTCTTCTAGTACTACAACATCTGCGTCTTCAATTTTATTAGAATACCCAGATTTAAAAATTCTTACTTTTAAAGGATTTAACTTCTCTAAGATTGGTTCTCCGCCAGAAATGCTGCATTGATAAATCTCTTCTCCCACAGCCATAGCATCATCAAAACCTTGATTGAATAATAGAGGGAAATTCTGTTCCTTACTATAATGCTGTAATAAAGCATTAGCTCGAATTTCTCTCATATCCTGATAATCGTAAGTATAATAGTTACTTATCTTTTCAAGTTCTTGATTAAACTCTTCTTCTGAAGATACCCTTCTTTCAATAAGCTCTTGCATCCTATTTAAAACTTCCGCTTTTTTAGTTTCTTCCATTTCAGACAGAGAGTTAGGATTTGTGATTACAACTCTATAATCAAAAACTCTTTTACTCTCCTCGCCTTTTAAAACCCTTAATTTTGAATTAATAATAGGATAATGAGCAATATTATCAGGAATAAAATTTGCTGTAAGATTTTCAGGATTTATAATAAGCATTAAATCCGACATATGAAGCTTCCCATTTAAAAGATCATAATTGATTTTTTTATGTATCACCGACTTTCTTACAGGACTAAAATTAAAGAACGTTTTAGAATCGGCCCAATCGACATTTTTCTTTCGCCACTCTTTATTTTTAGCCTTCCACGAAAGCTGTTGCGGTGGAAAACTTATAAATTCACTCATAATAAATATTATTTTTCAAGATACAAAATTAATAAAAAAGTTTAGGATAAAAAATACCCTAAACTTTTTACTAAGTTAATATTAATTAAATGGTTTCTTATTACTTAAAAATCTACGATCATAATTAATGGTGAAGTAATCATCATTACCTAAATAGTCTGCATCAATAACATTTCTCGCCGTTTCTGGAGTACCACCATATCTAATCATAAATTCTTCTCTATATAACATTACCATACCTAAAGCTCTAACACGGTCAACATTTATATCAGGATTGAACATTATTAACTCTTTAATAAGAGCCTTGTTTTTTAACCTATATAGATTAAATATAGTAGTTTCCACTTCTTCACCATCAACGGTTTCTACAGATGGAACTCCTTTTAATAGCCAATCCCTAATAAGTCTGTTAGCATAATCATTAACGCCTTTGGTTGCAGGAACTCCCTTTGTTTTATTACCAACTCCTGTGACTTTAACAATATCCCTGTCTTTTAAATAGTCAGGAGTATCGGCCAGTAAGTACAAACAGTTCAATCTTGAGAAATAAGCATAAATTCCTTTTTTGTTGTTTTCATAACAACATCTAGCATTATAGAACAAACATAATTTTCTGACTATTTCATAGTTATCATCGGCATATTGCTGACGACCAGTATATTCTGCAACAATTTGATCTGTCCATAAATCTAAAACAAAAGTAGAAGATAAAGATAGTGTTTCTGCACCATCATCGTCTACAGGGTCGTGTCCTACTATATATCTTTCAGAAAAAGGCTTGCCTTGACTATCTAACTCTGGCATGTTATATATTTCAACAGCACCAGTCATTTTATTATCCTTAAGTGGAAATGTCCTAATCGGTATATCTGTTGTTGGCTTAAAAGAAATTTTACCTTCTTTATCACTAATAAGATCGCCTACGTATACATCATCAAAGAATGCAGGATCATTATCTATCTCATTTAAACGTGCTGTTAAGTCTGTTACAGGAAACATATTGCCGCGAGAACGCATAATAGCCTCCTGTGGTGTTATAGGAATTTCAGCAATGCGCTTAGTAATAGTATTAACATTAGTAGAGTTGTACTTTACATTATATCTATCTATAAGTATTTCTAATAAGGCCTTTGTAACATCTGAATTACCATTCTCATCATAACAGTTTGCCCTATTTAAATAGCCAGGAAAGAAAAACGTAAATTTACGACGGCCTTGCCCTTCTTTATCAAAAACATTAGGCATGCCTAAAACATGATAACCATCAGGATTATACATGATTTCCTGTGCTGCAGAAAAGTCTGATTCGTCATCACCAGCAGTTCCAAATAAATACAGTAAACCGAAAACATCAGAACCATTCTCTACAGAAGGCAAGAGGTTATTCCATAACTCCAATAGATTAGGAAACGTACCAGCCTCCTCAAAAATATATAATACACCTCGAGAACCTCTTAGTTTAGAAGCATCATTAGCGGAAGATTTACCTACTACGGAATTAAGAGTGCCCTTTTTGACTCCAGAATCCAAGTCTAAATAGCCCATTTGCCATTGCATATCTTGTATAGAAGACCTCAATCGCTTAGCTGGAAACTGAGTGTTTTCTGCACAAAAGTCTATGTCATACTGAAATTTGTCTAACGTTTGGTCGCCACCAACTAGTTTGGTTTTATCAGAAGCTGTTATATAACAAGTAACCTTGTGTCTTACTTTAGCGGACTCCCCTAATATAAACCTCTTGGCTAGCATTGCAGCACCACAGAAAGACTTGCCTTTACCACGACTTGCTAACTCTGCCGCATGTAAACCACTCTCTCTAGCCTTATTAAGATAGTGAAATTTATAATAGTGTCCCTCCCATACATCCGGAAAATCAATAACACGCATGGCTTCTTTGGAACCCTTATTAACTTTTTTAGTAACCAACATTGGGCAATAATTAAGAAAAAAGTAATAATCACCAGTAATCCATTCCCCATCTGAAGGCCTTACATATCCTTCGTAGCAACGCCTAATTTCTTCTCTTACCCACTTACCATATTCTGAATTAGGATTAGCATTAGGTCTTAAATCTGTTAAAGTACCGTATTTCTGATAGTGTATTGCAGTGGGTCTGAAATAATCCATATCTTCAAGAATATGAGGCTTAGTAATATCTACTATAATACGCCCTTTGTCATCTCGTTCTATATCTTTAGCACGTTTCCTTGAAGCAGAAATTAACTCCTGAATAAAAGGCACAGTATTAATAAAATCAAAGAACTGATCTTTAATCTCCTCTGGATAACTATCTAAATTCAAAGCTTCAATAGGCGTTTGTAAATAATTAAGCATATCAATCTATTTCAATACCATCATCAAAGAGTGTCTTGTTATTACCACCCCTAGCACGGCCTTTTTCTTCTATTTCTTTAGCAACTGCTCTCTCTGCTTCAATAAGATCCTTCGCTAATTGTGGAATTTGTTTAATAGCAGAAGTCACTGTATTAATTGTATAAATAGGTTTTCCCTTATCATCTAAAGCACCTAAATCTATGTCTCTTAAAAATTCCCTAATCTTATTAACAGCAATCTTAGTATCTTCTAATAGTAATAAAGAAGAAGTAGAAATCATGCTCTTATATACATCAATACATTGAAGTTCTTTTTTAGTAAATTCTTTGACTTTTACACCGTTTGCTTTACATACCTCTTCTAATCTATCCTTCTCGTCTATAATATAAGAATAGTCACTTCTAGGATCGTATGTAAAATATAAAAGTGATAAAAAAGTCATAAACTTGTCCTTAGTTGCTGTCTTATCGGCGTCATAAAGCTCCTTAAAAGGCTTTAAAAGTAAAAGCTCATCTTCTACTTTTAATTCAAAATTTTCTAATTTTACAAGTTTCATAATATAAAAAACTCCTCAAGAAGACGTTTGACGACTATCTTGAGGAGATGTTTAAAAACCAAACAAACTCTACGGTTTAATAATTGAATTCTTAACCGTAATTATTTTACTGTCAGGATCAGGAGCCCATTCCTCAACTATATAATCCACATCAGTGTCATTTAAAAAGAGGTAATCAACACCTGCCATAGTAACTACAGGGAAATCAAAATAAGTTCTAACTTTACCCTTTTGCACTTCACCATTTAAAGAATCATCAAATTTCTGCTCTGTCCTAAGATATCTTACAGGATTAATAGCTACCGCATCCCCAGGTTTAAGTGATCTTACGCTATCTCCTACAGCAACTACTGTCTGAATTTCTTTAATCGGATTTTCTGCTTTCTTAACATTAACTAAGCCACTAGGACTCTTAGTCTCTTCATCTGTGTATTTCTCCATGGTAACCAAAATGTGATTAAACATGGGCTTAATACGAATAGGAATCATTACTTAACCTCCTTGTCAATAGCTTCTTTTAGAAGGTCAAACTCTTCCATAGAAAAACAAAACTCGCACCGCAGCAGCAAAGTACCATAATATGCATTCATGTGATCGAACTGTGTCTTCATAAGTGCAAGTTCTACAGGATCAAATGTCATATCATTTTCGAACTTATCAATTTTATCACTAAGTTTGTGAAGACGCTCTCTGAGCTCTGATGCCTCTTCAATCATTCTAACTTTATACCCTTCCATCTTTTTGATTATTTTTAATAATATTATATCTTCTCTTCATCCTTATATACCTATCATATGTACAATTCAACTTACCTAATGATGGTATATTAAAATTTGTTCTCAATTCATTAAATTCTTCTTCTGTCAAATCCTCTTTTAAAGGCAATTGTTCTATCTTATCTTTAATGAATCCCCAAAAAGACTTATATGCCTCTTCTACTTGTTTGTCTGTTAAACCTAGATCTTGTGCTATTTCTTTAAAAATAGCTTTGTACATAATATCCTTCATCACAAATTAAATAATAATAGTAACTTAAAAGGACCATTAGTATTATCTGCCTTTATATTAGGTATAAATCTAGGTTCAATTTTATCCCCTACTATAACTCCCGCCTTCTTTAATTTACTCAGAATTACTTGAAAATGAGAAGGCGTTAAATCACAAGCCTTCATTACTTTCTCTTTTGAATCTGAACTTAAAGCAACACGCTCTAATAAGTTACTATCTGTTATAACCTTACTAAGCTCAAATCTGTTTTTAAGTAACTCCGCCACGACATCCATCTCTCTTGGGGCCATACCGTGGAGCGGCTTGATAAACTCCAACCAGCACCTAAAAAAAGAAGTTTCGAGTGTTGTTGTAGGGATGTTTATCACATTATTAACATCCCTAAGCATAAACTATTCCTTATCTTCAGAAACCTCTTCCTCGGGAAGAGTCATAATTTCCTCAATCTCTTTAGCACACTTTTCTACAAAATCCGTACTAAAAGCAGCAATAGCATTCCTATCAATAACCTTAAAAAGAAAAGTAAGGCGCTGAAAAGCGGCATTTGTTTCAAGCTGCTGCACTCTAGTATATAGACTTCTAGCCTGCTCACTAAGCTGATGTGCTACATTCTCAAGCTCTTCATAAGAAAGCTTCTTTTCTACAGGACTATTAGGCACTTCAGTACCCGCATTCTTAATAGTTTCTTCCATAAATCTTTTTGTCTTTTTTAATTTCTTCTTCTTCAGCGAGCCATTCATCTATAAGCTCGTCTCCCAAATCTGTACTACCACAATCTTCACAGTAGTCAGGATAACCATTCCCAGCAATTATTCGTAAAGAATGACATCTTCTACAATAAGTTACTGGTATAATGTCATAATTAATCTTCTCCGTCATATGAACTAATTGCATATAATAAAGTGAATCCTTCTCTATCAGGCAATACACTTACAATACTTTCTTGAGAAATATCAAGATCGTTCATTTTCTCAGCAAGTTCTCTAGAACTCCTAGCTGTCATTAATCTATATTCTTTCATACTCTTCTACTTTAATCGCCGGGGTTGCAAGAATCGAACTCACATTTTTGGTTTTGGAGACCAATGTTCTACCATTGAACTAAACCTCGTCTTAGTAGCGGGAAGCGGATTCGAACCACTGACCTTCAGTTTATGAGACTGACAAGCTACCACTGCTCTATCCCGCTATAATCGGGCCTTTTAAAGACATGCCCAGGTCTAACTGGTCCTTAGTTTACTAGAGCATCAAATACCGCTTTAATAAAAGACTCTTCGCCTCTACTAAAAGCGTTATTGTCTCCAACACCAATAGGGTCCTTGTCGGGATTTTGACCTGCACTACAACCAGTATTAAGGAATTCTTTCTTAACCGTCTCTTTTGGCACAGCATTCTTTTCTCCAAAAGTTTCCTTAGGAATAGGATTGTTTTCTCGCCAATCACGAAGTTTAGCTTCCATCATTTTGAGATTGTAAGAAAGTCTCTTATTCTCTTCTTTCAATAATTCAATAGTCTTATAACTATCAATGAGCTCTTCCATAAGCTCTAAATTCAAAGGTTTACTCATACTCTTCTTAAATTTGTTAATGCAAAGATAAGCATTTTTTTTGACATTTCCAAATTTTTTTGTAACTTTTTTCAAAAAATTTACTTTTTATGCCATTTTGCGGCATTTAGTGCAAATGTCGCCATCTTTTTCTGAGCAGGAGTACCATGTGCTTTAAACCAACTTGCTGTTTTACCAGTGCGCTTCTTCAAAGCTGTAAACTTTCCTCGATTCTCTGGCTTAATATGTATTTTACCACCGCTAGCATAATTTTCTAATCTTTCAGGATATTCGAACGTAATACTTGCAGGTTCTATAGTGCCATTGCCTAATCGACTCATGGCATTTATAATAGCATCATCACTTTCATTTTTATTTCCCATTTCTCCATAAGAAAACGCAGTAACTGTATTTTCTGCTTCAGGAGAATTCGAAAAAACAAAAGGCAGGTTGTCCTGTCTTACAGCATAGGGTGTCCCTTGTTTACGCATTGCTTTAATTTGCCATTTAGGAGTTTTATAATTAGTACTATAATTAAGCCCAAAATCATATAAATCGGCTGCATTTCCTGCAATATTACCATTATTACTATAGAAAAGATTAACTGGATAATTAGCAGCATCATATCTTGGTTTGTCACTTCCAGGCATTAAATCTGCGTTTAAGTAAATATTACCATTTCTATTAGCTATCTCTTCTATAAAGCCTTTCATATTTTCAGGAAATACATATTGTCCGTTAGGATTAATAGTTGCATTATACGTAGGTATATTATTGCCTAAATAAGGCTTAGTAGAAGTTCCTGTATAAGGTTCAAAACTAGCATTTTCAGGTCCCCATAAATAAGCTTTTAATTCGTCATAGTTCTGTTGAGGAGACGTTACAGCCTTTAATATACCAAAAGGAGTAGCACCAGCACCATCATGTACGTAAGCCCCTATTTTATAAGCAAGATGTTTCATAGTCTCTTTATCTCCGCCAGTATAAAACATATTGACTAAAGGGCCTCCATTAGCATATGCCCATTCTTGATTAAGATAATCTTTAGGTACATCCACTTCATACCAAGTATTTCCTTTCGGGTCTGTCACAGTGCGAACATCTGCGCCCTTGAATAGTTTTTGATACTGCTTCGGGAAAGCGTCGTATTTCTTTAATATAGTTTCATGCTGCGGCAGATAAACTTCTTTTACGTTTTCTTCAAGCCATTTATCGGGATTGTACTTTTCTCTAGCCTCAACAAGCTTCTTACGCATTTCCTTACCAGCAGTCGATTTGTCAAACGTCTCACTGGCTCGCTCTTGAGCCAGCCTCTCTTGTATCCACTCTTCTGTTGCGCCAATATCTCCGTAATCAACATCTCTGCCAGACTCGTCGATATAATCCTTCGGAGCATATTCTTTAACTATTCGCTGTTGTTCATCATTTAATTTCTTCAATAAATTCTTGTATTCTTTTTCTAATTCCGGATTATCCTGAAGCGTTTGCGAACGGCTTTTAGAATATCCCTCAATTTTTGCCGCGGTTTCTCTCGTAGGATAACGCATCTTTGTCTGGCCTTTTTCCGCGGCATAACGAAGGTTTTCCTGAATCTGGCGAGAAGTATAATTGTCTTTAAGATACTCTGCTTGTTCTAAAGGGAACTCTTTCCTAGATTGAGTAACAAATCTAGAATAATGCGTTAAGCCATCGCTCCCAATGTCATGAAAGAACTCACCTTCTGGCATTCCTTCTCCAACAGCTACACGACTGTATCTACCAGATGCTCCATCATAGATTATATCGGTATTACCATTTACTCCACGTGAAACCCTTGACGCGCTTCCAATTGTAGGGGCTTTTGATTGTGCCCAATCACTCTGACTTTCCATCACATGAAGGACATCAGGCTCGTCAGCGATAGTATATGTACGAGAATGACCAAGAGTGTTCATATCATAATGCTTGCCAGAGCCATTCGGAATACGAGAAGACGAGAATGTAAATGTATTTAGTGTTACACCGTGCTCTTTTTTATATAATGGTTCAAGCTCCCTGGTTGTATAAGTCTTTCCTGTTCTCGTATCAATAAATTCACTCGGCCATTCCCAATCTCTTTCATATGGCATTTTTTCACGAAGAGGCTTATAATAATTCTTCAATAATGCCCATTCTTTAATATCTTTATCAGAGCCACCCCAATTAAGTGATTCTCCACCATAATCCTGAAATCTTATGTCAGGAGTTCTGTCGTATGTTACCAGCTCATCTTGAACGGCCTTTCTGAGCTGATTATAATCGACGGCTTTCTTTCCTGCAAATTCCTCAGAAGCAAGAACTTTGTCAACAACCGCTTGCTCAACCTTACTTCCCTTATTGATAAGAGCACGAACATTATTCACATTGATAGTTCCATTCTTAGATATCTGCTTTTCAAGAGGATTGCCACGCATCAGAGATTTGAGCATATAGCCACCGCCAAGATCCGCAATTTCATACGCATTGGCATCCGCAGTAGACGCTACTGGCATTTTCGCCGTGGCTGATTTTAAACTATTTGCCATTTGAAATCCACGATTATTAAGACTACGTAACACGGCACTGCTGCCAGTCCTCATTAGCATATCACCAGCGACACCTGGAACTGCGCCTACCATGAATTCGCCGGGCAGCCTAACCAGCGCACGCGACATATTAGACAAATTATGATTACCAGTTATTGCTTCATATGCAGCCTGTGTTGCATCCCCGCCCAGTTCCGTCATTCTCTTTCCTCCAAACACAGTAGGGAGCCTATCAACAAATTCAAACGCGGGCAAGTCTCTTAGCATCCTCAGGCCCGCTTTTCCCCAATAAGGAGTAGTCTCTTTGACGGCAGAAATAGTTCCAGTTATTGGTGCTTTTGCCCCAATCGCAGCTAATCCGAACAAATAATCTTCGCTCTCAAGCGGCTTTTCTCCCATCATAGGAGCACCTTCAACACGAGCTCTAGCAGCTTCCTCCTGGTTAACCCTGTCTATGATTGCTCTAGCCAGAGCATCATTCTGCTTGTCACCGCCAGTCTCAAACTTATTAATTAAAGGACCACCATTGGCAGCAATGTTTGACAGGTCTGTTTTATCATTAGAGTCTGCGACATGATTTATCATCCATGCAGCCTGCTCATCATCCATCTGTAGTAAAGGACGAATCTTGGGATATTTCTCCCTCAACTTCTTAATGTCTTCAGCAGTGGCATCCTCATTTCCACGAGAGTCATAAATACCTTCTTTAAAAAGCATATATCTAAGAGCCTCAATATCAGAATGCTTTTCACTTGGCCTTGAATCGTGCCCCTCTTGTGTGTTTATGTTTTGTTCAAGAGCCTCCGCTTGAGCTGAGCCGGATGGTGTTGCAAAACCAGCAGTATTTGTTATATGTGCTATCTCATGAGGAAGAGCAAACAAATAAGGATATTCTGGACTTTCTATTGTACCAACTGTTATTGCACCATGTCCATTACCAGAGCGCATTACAGAAGTCTCTGTGTAATTATCAAGATCATAGATACCATTAGCAGTGCCGTTGTTCAAACCGCTCATCCGATCCTGCAACCAATTCGTAGCATTCAGTGCAGTCTTAGGACCAAACTGCCAAATTTTTCTATACGGATGGCGTTTAAGCCACCAATTTTTTTGATTCTCACGAATACGATTAAAGCCTTCTGACGAGCCGTACGAGTTAAAGAAATCAATAACATCCTGAGCTTTTTCGCTTTGTCTTATTCCATGCTCGACATAGTATTTTCTTGCTTTATCTCTATCTCTTGCAACAAAATCCCAGAAATACATCGGGTCATAAGCGGTACCAGCGAACTCATCTAGAGTAGCATTGCCTATTTTATTTCTGGCTGCCTCCAGTTCATTTTTAGCATCCCAAAATCTTAAATCGGCGTCTTCTTTCTCCTTTCTAAGTCTCTTACCTTTATCGGTCCAGTACCAATAGACTCTGTCTCCCTTATAATGTCTCGAGAAATCCCATAAAGCATTATTTGCATTATCGCTCGCAATAACAGCATTTTTATAATCTGATTGTATCTTACGATACTTTTCTAGTTTAGTGTTATAGTCTTCGCTTTCTGTGTCTCCTCCTTCTCCAAACTTATTATAATGAGCCCTCATATCATCAAGCTTCCTAATACCTGCTTGTGAGTATAATTTAATAAGGGATGCCCTATCCCTCATAGAAAGAGCATCCCACCTTGTTTTATTTTTCATTACTTAATAAGCAGCATTAAACCAACTTGTAACAGCTGTCCTACCATACCACCAAGTAAAGTACACAGCCAGTCAAGCCAATCCCAATTCTTAAAGGACCAACGCCAAATAGGCTTATCCTTATTCTCAGGATCATAATGGCAATCCTTAACTTCCATACCAGTACCACAGCCTACAGCAAAAAGCACTGTAAAAATAAATCCCTCAGGAATAGCTAAAACAAAGTGTTTCCACCTATTACTCTTAATAAACCAATCCCACATATTAATTATCTCCCACAAGGCACCATAGGTACTTTCACATCTTTAATAGGATACCTACCACGTACTACAGTACCACAATCTTTACATCTATATAAAGGATACTTATTAACACTTGTATAATAATACTTGTCCTTAATAAGCTCTAAATTATCTGAACCACAAGAAGAACACAATGGCTCACTAGATTCAATATATCTACCGCAATTAGGATGATTAAGTACCCAAGGCCTTAGCTTCAAATAAACCAGCTCTAATATAGCAGTATCCATCTTGTTATATTCAAGCATATAATGTAATGACTCCTCATCACCATTAATACAGCCTTCCCATAAATCAAAATCAGTTCTTAATTTATGGTTGAAACCAAAATAACCGGCTAAAGCATCTAGCTTATTAGACGCAAAGCCAAATCGTTTCTGAGCCACTTCTAATGTATCAATGATATGATAAGGCTTAGGAGGTACTAGACCATTTAAAATAAACCTAGTGTTCATCCACGGAATGTCAGCCTTCTTAGCATTATGGGCAATAACAATATCCGCCTCATTAATCAAACACCAAAGACTCTTAACAATCCTCGAATCGTCCTCTTTGATAGCCTCCTCTGAAGTCAATACATCACCCATTACTTCAGCACCATAAAGCCATTTAGCAGACCATGCTAACATATACCACTCAGTTAATACATGGTCCCAAGCAATATTCTGCTTAAATAAACGCCATACATAAGCCTTCATTGGAGTGGTCTCAATGTCAAATATGAGAATCTTGGGAAGCTTCACTGGAGCAGCCTGCGCACTCTCTCCACGATAAATAGCCCTAGCAGATTTAACATCCTCAATACTCGATTTCAAACGCTTCGATAACTTCCCAGAACCCATCCTTACTAAATAAGGTTTCTCCCTAAATTTATTAACAATTTGATCAATCGTCATGCTCTTCTTTCTTTATATATAAAGTACAATGACATACATCATTTAATCTATATTCCTCACAAGGACAATGATTATCCATACCAGAAGCTCCCCAACAAGGACACTTGCCCTCATTTGCTTCTATACGCTTTAAAATAGCATTAACTATCTTATCGTTGGGATTTAATACCCAACCATCTTTCCTTAATATCTCTATCATAAAATACCTTGTTTCTTAAAACTCCTAAGACACTTAGCACACCATTCTACTAAAGGCTCATCATCATTACAACTTAAATATTGACCTTCACCAAAAATGACATGCATTAATTCATGATAAAAAGTTACCTCTATCTCCTCTGGAGATAAACTCTTCCCTTCACGATCCTTAGTAGCTATTGTAATAGTTTTATTCAGTCGATTAGTTTCCCCATAGCAAAAAGAACCATCTTCACTAGAAGAAATATTATCTACATACTTGATACGATAACGCGTACCAAAAATATTAACACTACTCTTCATCTCTATTAACTTTACCTAACTTATCAGCCCATTTCTCCCACGGCTGATTATAATACCATTTTACCCTCAAGTTATCAGGCCAACAACTATGTGCTACCCTGTCGTAAATATTACCACATAAACTGGGTAACCCTATAACTATTAAGTATAAAGGACCTAATATCCTAGATTGAATACTATGACCATATTCATGCTTGAAAGAATTACCATAACTCTCACACCATAAAATAATATAATTACCTAAAGATATACCACTTGGTATCTCTCCAGTATAATAAAATCTACGGCCATTCAACCTATGATACAATCTCTCTTTACCATATATCAGTAATAACAATAAGCCTAAAATATTTTGAGGCAATTGCCATATGTATAATAGTATCTCCATGATACAATTCTCCCAATATTTATTAATATTATATAAATATTTTTTATTTACTAAGAGACCCTGGAGACTCTTTCACCCCATCGTTACCTCTCGGCACCTATAATATAGCTGACTAACCCGTTTATATATTATTAGTTCTTCTCTTAGTTATCTCTAGGATCTATTACCTGTGCCCTACTGTTGGTACCCTTTATTCTCCCAAGTTGGCTAGATCAATTAGACAACTATATTATAGCTCTCTTATATGTAAATAACACCTCTATTTTTTAACAATGCAAAGATAAGAAAAAAAATTGACATATGCAAGACTTTAACAAAAAAATTTTTTATTTTTTTTTATTTTTTTTTGAAATCGTTGAGATGTGCGTAAGGGAGAAATAGCGTCAGCACCCCCACGGTGGTTTGCCAAATAGGGGGAGAGTCCCCCACGGTTATCGGCGTGACCGTATCTTCACGCCTTTGAGTCTAATGCGTACACATTATGAACAGTTTCTTTACCAAAATGGTGGCCAATAACGCCACCGCAGGAAAAGTTGGTCGCCGTATTTTCGGTGAGAGTTTCGAAGTAGTCAACGAGTCTGACCTCAAAGAGATTATCGATGAGGCAGGACGCCCGCGTAAAATCCTTTGCGCTTGCGTTGTAGACAACAGCGGTATCTCGCCGACCACAGGCCAGCCGTTCTCCGCAAAGCAGGTGAAGGTGTTCGTGTCTTCCTATGACGGTAAGCCCTCCAAGGCTTATGTGCCTTTCGCCATCAAACCTGATAGCGAATTGCAGATTGGCCAGTGGCTCGACATCAACACTCTCAAAGTGCGCACGCTTGCTCGTAACGGCGTTACTCTCCGTAACGAATACCTTGACGGCAAGCCTGGCAACGCTCCTGCAAAGGACATCCTCGACGCCATCGGATATGTCGAAGACGCACCTGCAAGCCCTGCACAGTAGAAAGCACAACCTCTGTGGCTCTGATAGGCCACAGGGGTTCTATTATTTTTAAATGCTACTCTACTATGGAAACAGTAACTCTTTCAAAAACGACGCTTGATGCTCTTTTGGCTATTGCGGATATCTCTAAGGGTATTGCTTTGGATGCTCAGTTCGAACTCTTAGGGTGGTATGTGTCCAGCGATAACTCCGACCTGTCCTTTGAATCTCAGAGAAATATCGAAGGTCTAACTATGGAGGCATATCGTCAACTCGCCGCCCATAAATTCGAGGAGCCTGACCTTTATGTTCCAGAAGAGGACTATACGGAAGATATCCCTATGAGTATTGACCGTCACGGCAATCCTGTCTATGGTGGAAAAGGCATCATCGACGATGAAGACTAAGCAGTCCAAGGTCTCCGCCTCTCCTTCGTGGGGAGGTGGGGGCCTTTTTTAATGTTCCCAACTGCCACTTAGATATGATACTGCCTGTCCTTACTAAGGACACATTAGACTTAATAAAAACAGTCCTTCGATACAACTTAACAATAGTTATATCTAAAAACCCACAAACCCCTTTCTCGCATATGAACATCGTGGTTTGGTTAGTCTGCATCTACAAAAGCCATAGTTTTCTGTGGGTTCTATGGCTTTTTTAAAACCATCTGACTGGGTATTAGATAGGATTGGGTATTGATTGGATTGGATAATATGTTGATTATTAAATGAATAACTGTGTTAATGAGAGAATGGGAGACTCAATACCACTTCCTCACAATTTCATTCATTTAATTATCAATAGAAAAAGCAACTCATTAATATATTATAACTTTATTATTAATGAACTCGACTATGCGAGTATAAACAGCCATCAGGCATAGTGCGTTGAATATTGTTATATTCAGGTTGGAAATCTCTCACAATGTAAGGGTCGTTAGTGCATTCTTAGTAATATAAGACGCTAATCTTAAGTCAAAATGGTTCTGACTGTTAAATCAGAGAGAGATTATATAAAAAATTTGCGACCAGTACTCGTCTGGCGGACTGCAATTATCCGATAGCTTCATCTTGAACAGTGCAGACATTCAAGTAGTTATGATGGGTTATAGAAACTAATCTCAGTTATGGGTTCTGACTAAAAACCCCTTATAAATATTTATAAGAAATATCTCGGTGGTATTCAGAGAGATGTAAAACTTTAGGCTGAATCCTTATGCCCATATGTAAAAAATGATGGGATAGTGTTGATAGAATATCAACTATGTGTCAGACTGAAATTCTGCAATCAGCAACTAAACTTCAGTGTTGTCTGTATTACTGGAAACTTACTGGTTCAATGAATAGAACCTTACACTTTCATTATTATTACAAATCCCAGAAAGAGTGAAATCAATCTGGGGTTCCAAATTAAAAAGTTATTTACGACCTCGAAATTAACGGCAATTAATCAGGGGTTTTATTGTTAAATAAATGCATATTGTTGCCGCAATTGCAGTAATTATGGATAATAGAGAGTATCTATTACCCCAGCGCGAATAACTTTATATAATCGAATAACTTTCATTATCATTTTTAAAATCAACTCTTTTTATTCTTGACAACAGGGAAGTACAACCGAAAGTCTAAGTTCAGAGCAAATACTGGAAAGCAATATCATAACTAAACACAAATTTATTTTTAGTAGCAAGTCTATAGATTTTCTTGTGTTTTGTAACAGACGTAATGCTTGAGAAGGGCGGAACGAGCCTTCCGATAAAAAGAGTTGATTTTATCATTTTTATAGATATGTTAGGATTAGCACTGTATATATTTGCAATGATTGTGTTCTTTTCAAATGTAGATAATAATGAAGACTCTTCTGAAAATAAACATTAATAAACAATTGTTGTGAAGTACATAATATCTCAAAACCAAAGAGAAGAGTCTTTCATTTAGCCTATAAATGTGTGATAATATTTATAGGCTCCACACGCAGTGATGCGCTAAAGTTCTGATTTGTCATAAAATTATACTTATTTCACGCAATCAGCCTTAAAGAGAGTGATATCTCTTTAGGGCTCTAATCAAAGAGCCATTCTGAGTAACTAGTGTTTTTAACTTTATCATATTATCTTCCTATATAGAATGGCTCTTTTTAAAACTCATAAATTATGTATAGTGAATTATTAAGATTGTTACGCAAGCTTAATTGTGGTTACAAGATGCTTGCAAATGGTATTCAGGTAATATTACCTCTTAATACCAAAAGATTGGATGTCAATTATTATGACATTAACAATTTAATTCAGGAAATAATTTTACCTTTTGAAGGTAACTTTGTTGTTACTGAATGTTATTACTTTAGTCATTCAGTTAATAAAGTAGAAACTGACAAAACATCCTTAAAAACGTTACAAGGCGTTAATGATTTCTTAGAGGATATGGTATTAGGAGAAACTACTATCTCTATTTCCCTTAAAGTCAATAACGCTATCTCTATATTATTATATTCACGTTAAACTCTTAATCATTATGAGACATTTTATTCTCATGTGTGCAGCAGCTATGTTGTTTGCTTGTACGACAGCTTCGGCAAAAGAAGTTGTAATTAATCCTGAAGTGATTAACACTTCAATTATTAACAGTGAGATAGTCATTCCTGTTAATGGGGACTATCTCGTTCTTGCAACCGAATCTGAATGGGTAGAAGTTCAGAGTGTGGTGATTCCGTTTAACACGGAGTTGCACGAAGGTGTAACAAAGTCTAATAATCCCAAATACTGGTTTGAATTTGAAGGTATTGGGAAAGTATCGGTATCTGCTTCGAATGCTATTAAATTTAAAGAACGAAGTACTACATTGATGCTTATTAAATGGTTCAATCAGTCCTCCAATAAATATAGATACACCACAAGACAGAAAAAAGGGTCTTCTGTTAGGAAGGAGATTCCTGATATAGACATTAGTAACCTATTCAAATAATATTTTCCCCCGTTTGACTATAGTAAAAGTGATACCTTACTATAGTCCCAATTTTATTAACCTTAATTTATTAACATTATGATTAAACAAGAAGACAAATTAGCCATTATTGGTCAGATATTGATCAGTTTTGGTTTGCGCTGGGCAGAGGCCTGGGACTTAAAAGAAGAAGTATACATCACTATGATTCAAGAGCATCCTAATACTATAAAAGAAAGGATTAATGCTCTTACAGTGGCTCTTAGGGATTTAGATATTCCTTTAGAAATAGAGGATATTGAGAGAGCTTTTAATGTTAAAATGACTGGGGAGAATGAATTCAGGGCAGTATTAGGAAAATCTAAAGTGTTTCCAGGTGCACCTATCTTATCTCCAGAAGTATGGCACATGGAAGATTTGCTTACACAAGAAATAATGTGGGATTTATTTAAAAAATATGTAAAAACTATTACATTATGAAACCCCAATTATTTCTTAATAATATAGATTTCAATCATGTTAAAGTTCAGAGTAATAGTTATGGACTATTATCTTTGGCTCGTGGTGAAATCTATATTCTACAAGAGGAAAAAACGCCAGCTATTGTAGAAGATAAAGGAAGATTTGCATTTATTGCTGATGTAAGTTACCCTTTTGCAATGTTGGCGTTGCATAAATACGAAAAGTTTATTGTAAAACAGTCTTAAGTACTGCCTTAGTTTATGGGTTTGAAACACTCTCGTCGTGAGATGCGAGTGTTTCTTTATTTTTAAAATTATGCTTACATTATTAGACCAAATATCTTTAATTAGAAGTCAAATCATTAGTGATATTAAATCTCGCTATATACAATATATAAGCGACAAGAAAGGAACTCGTAACTTTCGACAGTTCATGATTACTATTGATTGGGACTTCGAAGTTGAATTGCCTCCAGATATAACTATAAATATAACGGAATTAAGAAATCTTTATTCAGATATAGTGTGCACAGAAACTGGTACTTTAACTGTATATGACACTATAGAGGGAAGAAATAAATCTATGGAGTCTATTCCTATTGAGCATATGATTTATATATTAAGTTATATTGAACAGAAATATCTAAGTTAGTTTTGTTCCTATGATGGGGTGATACTCATTATAGGACCCACTTCATTCGTTGTAGTGTTATTAGGTTAAGGTTGGTTGTTATTTGGGGTACATTATAGTTAGTGTTACTCAACACCTCCTTTAACTAATTATAAATGTACCCCTTATAACTTATTAACTATGAAAGACAAAAAAGCAATGGAATCGGCAAGGATGCAAAGATTCCTATCTCTTATGTTTGCTCGTGAAATTCCTGATAATGTAATAACACTTCATTGTGATACTCGATTTTTCAGGATTTGGGGGCAAGTAGAAGAAAATAGACAATATTTATTACCGGCAGAAAAAAAGGTTTTAAATATGGCTAATGTATCTTCTAAGTATCTTATTAACTGTTTTGATATCTTTAATTTCTTATGCATATTAGAAAGGATGTCAGAAGGACCTCTTTTAATATGTAATAATCTTGAAGAGCAGAATAAAAAGACTTTCTGGTGTCTTAAATATATCAGTTTTTATAGGTATAAAAGTGATCCAACTAAATTTGTAGTTACTGATAGAGCTTATAACTTGCTATCTCCAGAATTATTAAAAGAGCATTCTTTTGGTATAAGTTCAAGAGAAGATACTATACATTATTAAACCCTAAATTATGATAGACTATAGTGTACTTAAGAAAATGCCTAAGCGAGATATTAATGTTCTTGCAGATAGGCTTGCTGATTTTATTAATGGTTTTTATGAAGAAGCCGCAGATGAAAACGCAAGATTTACAATTAATGAATTTTGTGTTAAATACACTACTTCTTCTACCAGGGATTTGCCTACATTTGTTTCTTCTGAATATATGGCAAATAAAGAAATATTAGAAAAGGCCATTAGAAAAATTCTATTCATCATTAAGAAAGATTTTGATGGTGAATGTGATGAACTTTGGGATTTAGACAATGTTTTAAAGACTGTTTTAGCTCCTGATTTTTATAATAACTTCAGTTTAAAAGTTTCTTTCAATTAATAAGGCATTTTGAGAGACTGCATATGATAAACTAAACTTTTATAGTCAAAGTTTAATTGGAGCAGAGTAAGTGATACCAACACCCTTCTTAGGGATGTAGGGATTTGTTAATATCGGTGGTACAGAGGACCGATATTCCCGTAGACTCCATGGGTAGCCTGATTACACTGTGAGTAATCCCCAGAAATAGGAGTAATTCAAACGCGAAACCTCTCATTATGTCACATTAGTTGATTATATATGCCTGAAAAGGATGGGAAACTACGTGCTCTCCACTACTGTTGTGTAAAAAATAAGACTGCAAATCTTATTGATTGAGCTGTAGTATTGCGGATGTGTTGGAATTGGTAGACAAGCTAGACTTAGGATCTAGTGCTGAAAGATGCGTGTGAGTTCGAGTCTCACCATCCGCACTATACATATATCAAAAAGGGTTTAGGAGATATATGTATTTAAAAAGAGCAAACCAGAAACCCGAGAACCTAAAAAGAGCCTTGGATATTACCAAGAGGAAGCTCAAAGGTGGCAGACCAACAAGTAATTTTAGAGGAGCGCTGTTAGGCTCTTTTTTAAACTATGAAAAACTTTATAATAGAACATATTGAAATTATTGCTATTACATTTTCAGTATTAAGCTTATTGTTTATATATGCTTGTACTAAAACAGAGATTATTACTCCTAAACATGTTGAATATAGTTATGTAATACAAAGACAGAAAGATTCTCTTTTCTTTTATGAAATAAAAGGAATACAAAATGGAATAATATTAATAGATAATATTCCAATTGCTAAAGGTACAACTAGAGATTGTGATTATAATTTTTAAAGCATATGAGTAATAAAGATTGGGATAACACAAAAAATGATTTTTATGTTTTAATTTTAATATTCATTGCACTGTTTTTAATTATATTTACTCTTGCTAATAATTAAAAGGTGCAATGAAAATAATTGCTCCAATGGTGGAAAGGTAGACACGAGGGACTTAATTAATTCATAAACAATAAGTTATATAGTATTTATTCTGGATAGCGACCAGACTATGTGACTTATTGGGGAAAATATTGCAATATTAGATTGACGAATCTTGAGCCAGACAGGCAGCTGGTGAGAGTCCAGCGTAAGACTTAACGCAACCTGTAATATTTTCCTACTTAATTTAAAAAATTGAGTGCTTAGATAGAAATATCTAATGTAGAACCTCCCTAATTCGGTGAAGGCTAAAAGAAGGTTAAGAAAATCATCATATGGATGAACCTCGCTCATGTTAATACCGAGCCAATGTTATTTAACAAAAGAAGTGTACGCCCTGTCGTGTTGCACTTTAAAAAGTAATGCAGGTTTAAAATAAAGAAAAATCTTTTGTTAATAGACAGTGTGTAGAGACTATACAGGAGGAACCTAAGTTGAAATGAATTGAAACTTTCCAGTTGAAGTAAATGTGTGACACTTCTCGCACGGTAAAAACCTCTGGGAAATAAAGAAGGAGTCAGTTTCAGTTCTCTTGCAAGATTTCAATATGGTTAAGATAGAGCCCAGACCACAAACAAATTGCTGTGGGTTCAGTTGCCCATAATAAATCGCAGACGGAAACAATTTGGTAGTGAAAACTATAGTGGTACGAAAATCCCTTGGCCAGGAATGGCTGTGTGGGTTCGAATCCCACTTGGAGCACAATTTATTAGCGTTCGTAACTCAGTTGGTAGAGTACTACACTTTTAATGTAGGAGTCGAGAGTTCAAGTCTCTCCGGACGCACTAACAAATAATAAAATTATGAAAAATAACGACGAATCAAAATGGCCTTATGAATTATTTGGCATAGAATGTGATAAAGGATGGGAATCTCTTTATCAGCCAATTATTCAGTATGTAAATGATTATAACGAAAATCATGAAGATAAAATTGAGATCCATCAAATTAAAGAAAAGTTTGGTGGTCTTCGAATATATGTAGATAACGCACCTGCAGAATTAAAGACAATGATCGAAGAGGCAGAAGCTTTATCTTTTAGTACTTGTGAAAAATGCGGTTCTACTAAAAATGTAGGAACTTTTGGCAAATCTTGGTATCGTACACTGTGTAAAAAATGTGCACAAGAAGCAGTCAATCAGTTAAAAACTCCTACCCCATTTAGAATTACATTAACTTTAAAGCCTACAAAGTAAATATTAACAATCTTAATTTTTAAAATATGGATACAAAAGTAATGAAGTGCTCTTGCGAGCATAAAGGCCAAGATGCTATTTATGGCAAAGGCATGCGTTTATTTAATCGTGCAAAGCATCGTACTCAAAAAGACGGGAAAGCCTGGAGGTGTACCGTATGTGGTAATAAAATAGAAGACTAAATATGTTCTATTTTATTTGTGCCACACTGATTGTTAGTATGGTGTTGTCTGTTCCAATTAAAATGGAACAGCAAAAGACAGATCCAAAGTGTATTTGGAAATGTAATTTAGAGAATTACAATCTTTTTGAAGATGCCTAAACATTTAAAGGGAACAATTATGGTACTATTTAATTTATACCAAACAGAATTAAAGCATCTTGGTGTGCATTCTGAGGAACAATTTACGGCTCTTCCAGAAAAAGAGCAAGACCGACTCATACAATTATGTAATGAAATAGAGAGTCAGTAATGAAAAGGAAAAAACTTTTCGAAGTTATTCCAGCTATAAATCATTCTTATTTTATAGCCGCTGACTCTGAAACTGAAGTCAGGAATAATATAAAAGAGTATCGAACTCAAAGAGTTACAATAGTGGATCTTCATAAAACTGTATATGTTGTAGAATAAAAATATATAAATGTAATTTGTTTTTTTCTCGTGAGGGTTTACCCTTGGCTTATCAAAAATGAATTACAAATTACCAACTTAGAGCTGAAACGCTATTCTAGATAAGTAAAGTAGGAAGTTAGGTAAATTAATTTATTCTTGATAGTATAGCTAAAAGCATTTCTGCTGGTTGATGCTGCTGTTGTGAATCAGACTCGGACTCTGAAGTTATATTAGTATAAGAGAATAAATTAAAACAACAGATTAGGGTAGTAGTTTAGTGGTAAAACGCGGATGCGTCGTGTAGACTAAAGGCCGCTCGTTTGGTTCGAGTCCAAACCTACCCGCTATTAAAGCACAGAAGGAGAAAATATGTTTTATTAAACAATAGTTTCAGAAAAGGGACTTCTGTGTTTTTACGCTTTCATAGCTCAATTGGACAGAGCAACGGTTTTCTAAACCGTAGGTTGTGAGTTCGATTCTCACTGAAAGTACTTTAGACAATTATTGAGAGAATAAAGAACACAAAAAAGGAGGAATAGATAATGACATCAGAAGAAAAACAACTACTCTTTAAAGACCTTTGTGCGGAGTTGTCGTGTTGTGTAATTGTAAGGAGAACGTATTATACCCTTGACATTATTTCGGATGATCATTGGACCATTAAACCATATCTACGTCCTATGTCAAGTATGACTGAGGAAGAAGTGTTTGAATATCTTTCTGCATGTGATAAAGATTATAAAGATTCTCTAACAACTCCAAGGTACTCTGGCGTTGATTGGCTTAACGCCCATCATTTTGACTATCGTGGTTTGATACCTATGGGACTTGCTCTTGAAGCGCCTAAAGGAATGTATAATATAGAATAAAATATGAAACTTGATTACAAATTAACACGTATAGTTAATAACTATGAATTTAATGGTGTTGCTATATATGAATATATAGGTAACACAATGTGGTTTAGTAATCAGGAATTATGCAACGAGATAAGTAATTTCCTTGGGTTTTATATTCCTATTAATACAGAAATACCTGTAACAAAAGAACAATTACAAAGCGTCTGGAAATTACTTAACAAAAGAAAAAATCTCATAGGAATATATGGTGATAAATTTTTAAATGATTGGATATGATTACTGAAGATTATGTCTCCTATGAGACAGCCAAACTCCTGAAAGAAAGGTGGTTTGATGTGGAGTGTAGAGATTACTACAGCACAGATGGGCATTTCTATTCGGAAGATTTCAAGTCAGATTGGAATCATGGAGGGGAAGCAATAGTCATATTTTCTGCTCCAACTCTTCAAATGGCAATGAAGTGGTTGAGGGAGGTACACAATATACACATTAAAGCAGTTCGCTATCCAGCAAAAGTTAAAAATTCTAATAATGAATATTGTAAACTTTGGTGGCCTGAAATTACAATGCTAAAGTCACTTGATGAAGCTGACGAAGAATTTGATTTATGGGATGAGTATAACACTTATGAAAAAGCCTGCGAAGCAGCAATTAAGTATTGTCTTACAAATTTAATTTGAATATGGAAGATTATGAAATAATTGGTTGGCCAGAAATTCAAGCATTTATGGATTTAGATGGCTTTGACGATAATGCTACTCTCATACAAGAAAACGATGCTATGGGTATAGATAGTTCTACATATTTGGTTCGCAAAGATTGGCTAGAACAACTATAAAAAGAATCATTATGATATATAAAAGTTTCGAAAAAGAAATTCCCGAAGGCTATGAAGCTCGAATTGAAGGAAACAAAGTTATTTTTGAGCCAAAGGAAAACGAAGACGAGAGAATAGAAAGAGATATTTTAAAAACTCTTCGTTACGGACTTGCTAGTGAAGAAAGTGCACTTATGCCAGGAGCAAAAACCACACTAAGAGAAGCAATCGCCTACCTTGAAAAGCAGAAAGATTTCCAGTTTGGATATCCAGGCATTTACTTCTACGATGGAGAAAAATTGCATTTTCAAGGCAATCCTGCAATGGAAGAAAGGCAGAAAGAGCAGAAGCCCGTAGAAGGCACTGCACTACAAAAAGCCTTCATTAATTCAAAAAGTTATACACTTGAGGAAAAATGTGATGCCTCGGATTATGCAGAGACTATTCTTCCAACCAGCGTTACCTATGGAGAAAATGAAGAAGAATATAAACTCCATAAGATTATTGAGGCAGCTTTTATTGCTGGTCAAAAGAAGGAACAGAAGCCCGCAGAGTGGAGCGAGGAGGATGAAGATATGATACGCTTCTATGAAATGGACTATAACAATCAAATTGGGGATTGGCCAGCTAAAAAGGTCGTTGAAATGCGACTTGCGTTTAAGGATTGGTTATGTGTTCGCCTTAAATCCCTCCGTCCCCAGCCAAAGCAAGAATGGAGCGAGGAGGATAAGACGGTAATGAATGAAATGAGAGAGCATTTCGTAAGAATGCTTGGTGATAGACCAGACTTTTCTCCAAATCAAATGTATAGTGCCTCTATTCAATTTATTGACAAACTCACTTCCATCTGTCCCAAGCTCCGCTGGAAGCCCAGTGAGGAGCAGATAAAAGCGCTAAATGCTGTTGCAAATGAAGGTGTATTGTTGGATTTGTTCAATGATTTATTAAAGCTATTTTAGTACATGAAATACATTGATTCCGAAAAGCTGATTGCCGAGATAGAAAGATTGAGAGATAATGCGTTAGAGAGACAAAAAAATCTTGAAAAAATAGGACAAGAAACTATTATAAACAAAACAATCGCATTTGAACTCAATAAAGTTCTATCTATTATTGACTCTCTACAACAGGATAAAGATGTTCTTGACCTATGTTCTCAAGTATGGTGGGAGGATAGGGGATGGATGATGATTCCACCCAATGTCTCTCTAAAAGGAATAGAAAGTCTACTGGAAAGAGTAAGAGATAAAATAAAGTGGAATAAAGAGAATGGAATTGAAGAGCAGGAGCAGCCTAAGGTGGATATAGAGAAAGAAATTGAGGAACTCTGGAAAAGTCTAAATACAGGACATGATTATGTGATTGTGGACAACTATCTAGACTTCCTTGGTATTTGCTTGCATTGTTTTGAACTTGGCCTTAACGCAAGAAAAGTATGATAGTGTTATACATCATAATATCGCTAATCAATGTGTTTCTGCATATTGTCAGGAGCATCTTGGTCATCAAGGCGAGTAAGACAATAGCATCTCTTGCTAATTGCATTTGCTATACGTTCTCTGCTATTGTAATTAAGTTCGTCGCCGAAACTGATTTATGGATTGTAATAACAGTTCAGGCATCAACCAATTTTATTGGCTGCTATATGGCGATGTGGTTTTGCGAGTGGTGGCTTAACGCAAGAAAGGAGGAAAGTAAATGAAAGAAAAATACGAATTGATTGGTCATGGTGATTCCGCTCATCTTATCAGAAAATATAAGAAGCATTGGTGGAATAGGTGGCAGATTGAAATGGAGAGTGCCACACCAAAGATATATCCTGTAGACCAGAAGCACTGTGTTCACGATTATAAGTTTGTTGAAATTGTGTATACTGCATCTTTTCCTGCTGGGATTCCCATGCGTCTCTTGAGATGTACAAAATGTGGACATGAGAGAGTTACCAGACTTTAACGTAAGAAAGGAGGAATAATATGTATTACAACAAGGGTCCTCAGTTAACCGTAGCTCAATTAAAAGCCTATCTTAAACACATCCCTGATGATGTAAAGATACGTGTTGGAATTGGAGATATTAGTGCTCCAGCTCATTACCTACTAAATCATGGTGGACAGCTAATGCTTCATACAAATTGCTATATGGAAAACGCTTCTGAAGTAAACATAAAAACCATATTAAGTTTTAATACAAAAGAGGAGGTAACACAATGAGTTGGTATTTAATTGTATTGTTGATTATATTCTACATGGTAATGTGGATTATTACAACTATTGCTTTTGCACGATGGGCAAAAAATTCTGATTCGGGATGGCTTATAATAGGAGCGATATGGCCTTTAACTTTAACATGTATTCCTTTAATAGCAGTAATTCTATTTGTTGATAAGATTGTTAATAAGTACGGATATAAAAAGAAGTAAATACTATGTTAAAATTAGCATATCCAATAACCGCTATAAATGGTTTTAAAATAGGGGATAAAGTGCGTCTTAAAGATGGAGACGGTAGACCTCATATTATTAAAGCTTTTGCGATTGATGGCTTGAAGGAGTTTTTCTTTATCGTTCAGTTTGAGGACGGAATGGAGACGATGCTTAATAATATTTCTTCTCTCTCCTCCGATCAATGAAACAATAATGGATATGAAACAACTAACTGCTGAAAAAAGAATATCAGAGAATATTGCTTTTCTGAATAGCCCTTGCAAGTTCAAACAATATATCAATGAAGATGGGACAGTTGGTAAAGTCTACCATCTTGAAAGTGGTGCTACCATTAAAATCAATAATGCTGATTTTATTCCTGTTTTTGAAGATGCTGAGCGAAAGTTCAGAGAGAAGAGTTTTGCATTCCATATCAAACTAATGTCTATGGGGGCAAGGGCATATCGTGTCAATGATGGCTGGGTGAATAGGAAAAAGTGTAAAGTGACTTTTTTTAATGACGAAAAAATCTATGGCTATTATTGGTGTAATAGGGAACTACAGAAAGGGGATTTGATTTTTATTGGGACAGAGAGCGAAGGAGGAAGGTTCGCATCTATTGTAGACAAAGTGGATGAATGGAGAGGCTCCATGTCTTACACATATACTCCAACGGAAATCGTAATAGATGGTGAATATAGTCCATACAAGACCAAGAACAATCTTACTAAGAGAGATAAGATAATGATGTTTTTGGGCAAAGAAATAAAGTTGCACACTGATATTTTTAATGAGGATTAGTATATCCACGAATACAAAAATTGATAGAGATATGAGAATACCTTTTGACATTAAGTACCGTCCGCAGATTGAAAACGGAGAATATAAAGTCGAAACTAAAGACCTTCATCCTGTTCGTATTATCTGTTGGGATAAAAATACAGGAGGTCTTGATAGAATCGTAGCACTTGTCGCTGGTGATAGTGGACTGGAGAAAACGCTACACTACACAGAAGAAGGTGGTTGGCTTGTTGCTTCTAACGATAATAGAAATAAAGACCTTATCATCGTCACGCCGGATGAAGAAATGACTCCCTTTGAGAAGGGGTTTCTTGAAAGAGTTTTTCACCAGAAAGCAGAAGATCTTGACGAACAAAATAAGGAGATCTTTCTTGAAGATGCTCGTTATATTTTAAGTCTCGCCCGTAAGCAGCTTATTAAAGATGGCTATAGCATTAAGAAAAAACATATTTTACGACGCCATTTAAAAAGTAGAATAGAATATGAGAAACGAGATATTTGCAAGTATTGATTTATAGTAAAAACTTTTTATAATTATGCCAATAACACTTACCAGTGCGTTTGATCTCAATCAAGAAGTATATACTTTGATTGATAATGAGCCCACTAAATGTAAAGTATACGAAATAAAATGGCCTCCCAGTACCTCTCTTTTACCCAAGATTGTAAGAAATGACTGTATTCAATATGGATTAGTAGCTGTGAAAGACCTACATACAATGTCTTATATGGATCTTCAGTGGAGGCATGAATCTGAGATAGGTACAACTATTGAGAAATTATTTGATTCCCTCAAAAAGAAATACGCCTAATTTTATGGTCCCTTAGCTCAGTAGGTTAGAAGCAAATGACTCATAATCATTAGGTCGTAGGTTCAAGTCCTACAGGGACCACTATGAAATATTAAATATCTTATAATATGGAACCAGCAGATATTGCACTTTTGTTTATTGTTGGAATAATTGGTTTTTACATACTTATTGCATTAATTGCAAACAGTCTTAATGAATTAACAGACTGTAGAAAAATTGTAGAAAAACAACAAGTTACATATGATGGAAAAGTACTTTCTAGTATGTATTTTCCAATGAAAAGGGGCATATTTAAAATATGGCATAAAATACATATACCTGTTTTAAAATATAGCACTCCTACATATTGTGCACCTTTATATAGAAGAAAATCCTGTAATGACTTTAATTTAGTTGTCGATATTGTTAATGCAGAACCACTATTCTATAAAGACTATAAGTTAAAACCAATTATAGCTTATTCAATAGCTAAAAAACAAGATGTAGTAATTTATTATTGCTCTAAATACAGAACACTTAATCATCACTATAATATATTAGGTACTGAAAACGAGTGTAAAACAATAATAGATGTCTTTATTAACGGAGGTGCGCATTCCAGATTTGTAAAATTTGAGCACAAACCAATTAAAAAGTTTTAAATCATTAAGTTATGGATATATTTAATGCTGTTTTATTGACCATTCTCCTATACTTAATGATAGGAATTTTATATCTTCTATATTCTTTATTTTGGCATTTAGAAGACTTTTTATCGGGTGATATAAGTTATAATAATTTTGTGGGTTATTTAGAAAAAGCGTATAAAATTATTTTTATATGGCCTTATATGTTAATAACAGAATTATTTGAGAAATAAAGGTATTGCTCTTTGGTGTAATGGCAGCACTTGAGTTTTTGGCACTCACAGTCCAAGTTCGAATCTTGGGAGAGCAACAAATTTTTAATTGAGGAGTTAAATTATTAAAAAGTATTAGTATGAAAACATGGTCCGTAGCAGAGATTGAATCTCTGATGAGTACTGTGGAAGCATTAGGTCCTTCTACAGGTTTTAGGAAACATATTGAAAACAATCCTGGAAGATCTTTTCAGGCTTGCTCTCATATGTACTATCGTCAAAGGATGCTTAGAGCCCTAGAAGCAAATCGTAATGCTCTAGCTCGTTCTTCGGATGCCTCTGAAAAAGCAGGAAGTCCTGTAGAGCATAAAGCTGTTAGTGAGAAAGAAACTAATATTTCTGGCTTTACTAAATTTAAAAATTGGCTGTCTAAATTATTTTCATAGTGTTAACAAGAGACAGCCTTTCTACTATTCCTGCTAGTTTGTTAGAAAACAACAGGTTAGTCTTTGTAGAATGGTGCACTGGATTAGGTAAAACAAGAGCAGCAGCTGAGTGTATTAAGAAATTCTTATTAAAACAACTAACAGAATTTATTATTTTTGTTCCTCGTATAGAACTAATAGATTCTTGGAAAACAGAGTTGCTTAAATGGGGAGTTCCTGAATATAGAGTTAAAGACATTCCTATTGTATGTTATGCTTCAATGATAAATTATAAAGATCATTTATTTGATCTTGTTATTTTAGACGAAGCACATCATGCGGGAACTGCTTTAAAACTAGAACTCTTGGAACATATATGTACACGTTCAGTGTTTACTAAAACAAAAGTTTTATGTCTATCAGCCACATTAGATGAACACTTTAAAGAAGAAATGGGATCTTTCTTAAGTCCTTCAAGAACTTCTTATGTGTCCCTTGAAACTGCTATTAATAATAAATTATTAGCAGCTCCTAAAATACATCTAATTCCACTCACCCTAGATGGCACCAAAAACTCTGAAACATATATCTATACACGAGGAAAAGAACAGTCTCGTACAGTAGTTATGACTTTCTATCATAATTACTTAGATTATGTTAAGAATGAAAAGATTTATCCCAATCTAGAATTACAAGTCATGTGTACTGAAAAACAGCGGTATTCTATCTATTGTAATTCCGTTGAATATCTAAAAAGTAAAGCACAAACTTCACACAGTAAGATAGATAGAGATAAATGGTTATTAGAATGTGCTAAAAGAAAAAGATTTTTAGCAAACAAAAAAACCATTATAATAAGAGATGCTTTAAAAACAGAAGGAATCTCTTCTAAAAGATATCTATGTTTTGTGGCAACAATAGCTCAGGCTATTACTCTTGGAGGAGAAAATGCAGTACATTCTAGATTATCTGAGAAACAGATAGATAATATGTTAAATGATTTTAATAATCATAAGACTAATAAACTCTACGCTGTAGGTAAACTAGTGGAAGGTGCTAATCTCAAAGACTTAGAAGCTGTTATTATAGGACAGCTTGACAGTAAAGAACGACTTTTTATACAGAAAGTCGGTAGAGCCATGAGGTCTGAAAGTCCAGAAATCTATGTGTTTTATTTTAAAGGCACTAGAGATGAGACTTATTTAAATCAGGCTCTTGAAGGTATCGATAAGCAATATATTGATACTATTTCTTTGGATAATTTATGCAATTCACAATTAACACAACAATCGCAAGAAACAGAGGATTAGGTCTCGATGAATTTTTGGGATTATTGTTTTTGAAGTATTGCTGCAATCCAACATTATTATTCGATAATCTTTATGCAAAAGGACTGGCATTGCCAGATAGTGGTGTTCCTGGGGTAATCTATTTAACAGAAAATGGAGATGAGTTGTTAACCGATTCATTATGCTCCATGAGTAAAGATTGCCCCAGAGAAGACCAAGTAGAAATCCTTGCACAGACTCTTATTAATATTTTTCCTACGGGTACTAAACGTATGGAAGGACATGCTAGAGGAGTTTCGTGGAGGGGTAATAAAAAAGACATAGCAGCCCGTTTGCGTAAGTTTTTTGCTAAATATGGCAAATACTCTTACGAAGATATTATAAATGCCACAAAACGTTATGTTGAGTCTTTTCACGAAGATTATACTTATATGAGAATATTAAAGTATTTTATTTGGAAAGACGAAAAGCAATATGATGAATTTGGCGTTTATAGTACTAATCCTACTTCAGATTTAGCTGATTTTCTAGAAAATAAAGATGCAGGAGAAGAGGTAGAGAGAGACATATTCGGAGAATTAAGATAGTGAGCGACGGATTAGTAGCGAGAGTAATATCAAATATTCAAGAAAAGAAAGACAGATTAGAGCGAGGTGATATTAATTGTATTCCCTCGCCATTACCTCGATTTAGAAATGATTTTGTTGGAGTACAACAAGGTTACTTCTATATCGTCACAGGACAAACGAAAGCCGGAAAAACCCAAATAGCAAATTTTCTATTTCTATATAATCCTATTTTATATGCTTTTACGCATAAAGATAAAATTAGAATAAAGATTTTCTATTTTCCTTTGGAAGAAACCCAAGAGGCAATAACTCTTAGGTTTATGAGTTTTCTCCTCTATATATTGTCTGACGGTAAGATTCGTAGATCTCCAGTAGATTTAAAATCTATTAATGAAAAATATCCTTTGGAACAAGAAGTTATAGAACTTCTTAAATCTGAAAGATATCAAGAAATTCTTAGATTTTATGAAGAATCTGTGATATTTATTCCAGATAGAAATCCTACAGGCTTAATAAAAACAGCAAAAGCCTATGCGGATACTCATGGAAAAACATATCATAAGACTTTAGAGATTAAAGACTCTCAAGGTAATGTTGTTGATCATCGAGAAGTATTTGATCACTATGAACCTGACGATCCTAATGAGTATGTAATATTCTTTTGGGATCATGCAAGTTTAACCGACCAAGAAAAAGGCATGACATTGCTTCAATCTATTGGTCGTTTATCTGAATTTTTCACATTAATAAGGAATAGGTATAACTATATTCCAGTGTTAATTCAGCAACAGTCTACAGAGACTGGAAACTTAGAAGCCTATAAAGCTACTAAGATTAGACCAACACAAGCAGGTTTGGCAGATAATAAAGCCACAGCTAGAGATGCTACTGTAATGTTAGGAATTACTAACCCAGCAGCTTTTGAATTACCTAATTACTACAAATACGATATAGGTAAATTAAAAGGGCATGCACGATTTTTAGAAGTTATTGTTAATAGGGAAGGAGAATCTAATGGATTAATAGGACTGTATTTTGACGGTGCTGTTAATTACTATGAAGAACTTCCTTTACCTAATGAAACTGAAAAACTAAATGAAATCTATAAAAAAATAGAACGTCAGAAAACTCGTGAATTAGTAATGAATCTTTACAAAGGCATTAAGAAAGTAAAAACTTGTTTGTTCAATTGGTTATTAACTTAAGGATAATGGCAGACGTAGCAATTATTTTAGGTAAGTCGGGTACTGGAAAATCTACCAGCCTTAAGACTCTAGACCCTAAATCTACTGTTGTAATCAACATTAAGGGTAAGAGACTCCCTTTTAAGGGAAGCGCGGGAATGTATAATACAGAAAACAAAAACTTGTTTAATGTAGATAATCCTGCAGAAGTTGTCAGCCTTCTTAAAGCTATTAATGGAACTACTCATATAAAAACAGTTATCATAGATGACTTTATTTATATGATGAGAACCGAGTATTTTAATAGAATAAAAGAGAAGGGCTTTGATAAATATAATGATCTTGCAAATCACTCTCGTATGGTTATAGATGCCTGTGAAAAAATGAGAGATGATTTACATGTGTTTTTAATCCTTCATAGTGAGGATGTTACCAGCAATGGTAGTGTACTAACGTATAAAGTTGCAACTATAGGAACCCTGCTCGATAAGCAATATAATCCAGTTGAAATTGTGCCTGTAGTACTATATTCAGACGTTCTATTCGATGAGAATGGAATACCCAAATATGGCTTTTTTACAAAGAGATCTTTAAAAGATGGAGTAGAAATTCCTGCTAAAAGTCCAGATGGGATGTTTACAGATTCTTTTATTCCAAATGATTTAGGTCTTGTAGTTAAAGCCATGACAGAATACTATGGCTAAATATGGACTGCTTATTATTTAATAAAACACGTTGTCGAAAAAAGAAGTTAACGATTATTCCTCATGAATCTTTTCCTTTTGAAGGACAGCCTCTAAGCTGGAGAGAAATACAAGATTTATTAGATGAACTACATTGGCAAGAACCAAGACCTAGAAGAGCAAGACGTTCTAGGCAGCAGAGAAATAACGAAGAACTTCGTGTGGAGCATCCACAAGAATATATTGAGGCCCTACCGCACAATATGTTTGGGAATATATAGAATGAAGATATTCCTTTTTTTGTAATTTTATACTATGGTAAATTTTAAACTTAAAATATTCAATAATTCTATTAAGCACAGTATTAATAATGTGTTTATGGCTTTTTCTGGAAGATCTAGCGAAAGCTCGGGAATTCAGCGTTTAGTTGGAGTCGGTGCAGTAAAGATACTTGCTGTCAATCCTACAAGAGCTGAGTGGAATAAGATTATTGGTAACGACAATAATACTAATCCTATTGAATATAACACAACAAAGGTTGTAGATGGAAAAAATGTAGAAATAGCAAGAGTGACTTTCATTACTCAGGTTTGTGATACCACGAATCCTAGAATCACTACTATTGTTCCAATTACTTTCTTTGTAGAAAATAGAGTTCATATCTCACAGTCTAATAATCTGGAAGTAATTGATAGATTTGGTCGTACTGCTTATATAGATAATGCTACTTTTAAAGCTAAAGGCCCTGTTTATTGGGGAGATTCAAAACGCTTTAAGGTAGAAACAAGCAGCTACCGTCCTGCCTTGGTAGGAGAGGCTAATTTAACCGCTTTTATTAAGGCATTCTTAAATATTCCAGATGTGGAAGTATATAATAGTGAGTTAGGAACTTTTGTAGAAGAAACCAATGAAGAAGCCTTAGCGTTAAGAGAGGCTTCCTTTAGTAATCCTAAAAACTTCTTTAAAGGAGATTTTACTGAAGTAACTAACGCTATTAAGTCTAATCCTGATAATAAGGTTAAGATTCTTTTCGGTGTAAGACACTCTGAAGGAAAAGACTATCAGGATTTTTATAATGCAGCATTTTTGAAAAATCCTCAGTATTCACTTAAAAACATTACTAAATCAGTGACAGATGCTAAGAGTGTTGGAAGATATCCTAATACGGATTTTGAATTTTGTACTATTAAATTATGGGAGCCCAAACCTTCTACATTTGATGGTGCAGTAACTCCAGCAACTCCTTCTTGGGATTTAGGCGGATCAACTACAGAAGTAGATGACTTGCCGTTTGCTGATGAAGACGATGCCAAAGGTGATAATCCCTGGGGTCTGTAATTTTTATGTTTGGAATAGGACTTCCTTCTGAAAACCTTATAGATAGTATATTAGGGAGGGTCTCGGAAGAGACTCTCCTTAAACACTATTTGGGAATCAATACTATTCCCTGTTTAACCAATTGTCCTTATAGAAAGGATGTGCATCCCTCCTTTGGTATATATTATACATGCGGAGGATCACTTAATAGTAAAGATTTTGCAACAGGCGAAAATGTAGGTGGGGCATTCCAAATATTAGCAAAGACTTGGAATACTACTATAAATACGGCTCTTATTAAAATATGGTCGGATTTAATAGAAGGAAGTATTGACAGCTCCACTCCAATTCAACAAAAATCCGCGCTTAAAGAGTATCGCTCTAAAAGTGCTCAAAAACAATCTTATCTAGAAGTCACCGTAAGAGAATGGCTTCCTCATGATGTAGAATATTGGAATTCATACGGTATTTCTACAGCATGGTTAAATCTTGCAGATGTTTTTCCTATCTCTTATATACATAAGAAAAATATTTTTGGCCAAAAATACATAGTAGCTGCTGAAAAATATGCTTATGTCTATATAGAAAGAAAAGAAGGAATTATTACTAAAAAAATATATCAGCCTTTTAGTGAGAAACATAAATGGACTAATAATATGGATAAAAGTGTCATTAGTTTATGGTCAAAAATTCCAGAAACTGGTGATATTGTCTGTATTTGTTCCTCATTAAAAGATGCTTTATGTTTGTGGGCCAATACGGGTATTCCTGCTATAGCTTTACAAGGAGAAGCATATCCCATGAGCAATACTGCCATTATGACATTAAAAGACAGATATAAACACGTTTATGTCTGTTTTGACAATGATAAATGGGGCTTACAGGATGCTGTGAAATTTACAAAAGAAACTGGCTTTACTAATATTGTATTGCCTCCTTTTGATGGTGGTAAAGACATCTCAGATTTATATAAATCCTTAACAGACAAAGAGGATTTTAAAAAAATTATGTCTAAATTATTTATTAACCATGAGATTTGGTAAGTTATTCAAACTTTTATTTATTTTTCCCGAACTTCAGGAAGATTTTTTTAGCAGCAATAAGTTTTCACAATTGCCGTATGCTGAGTTGAGAACTGTTGCTAAAATTATGCATAAATACGGTTATTGGTATTCAGGAGATTATACACATTTAACTACAGCAAAGTTAGCCTCCGATGTATATACAAATGTAAATAATCTCTATAACCAAGTCGGTCCGGATGCATTAGTTTCGCGGTTTGTTCCAAGAGGCTTACAGGCTTACGAAGAAGATTAATATAATAATTATAGGGAGGAAAGAAACTCTTTCCTCCTTTATTTTTTATAATATGCCTATTAGAAGACAATGGCATTTGAAAGTAAGAAGTAGAAATTACTCAAATGCAGAACTAAAGAGAATTGTAACCCCATGCTGTACTATTTATAGAATGGGAAGTACAACTCCTACCGAAAGTATTTGTCATAGAATACCAGAACATCTTATTGAGATTAACTCTATAGATGGATGTAAAATATCTGCTAATAAAGTAGCTATGAAGAAAGCTTTCGATGAGGCAGAAGTCCGTACTCCACAATGGTTTCATGTTGAAGAGTTAAAGACGAGAGAAGAAATGGAAACCATGATTACACAGAAACGTATGGAATGGGGAGGAGCTGCTATAATTGTCAAACGCTATAATTCAAGTAAGGGAAATGGTATATACCTTATTTCTAATGAGGAAGAAATGAATTCCTTTTTAGATATGGTATATAGCAGTAATCATTATAACATTACAAATTATATATTTGAAAGATTCTCCACCTATAATAGGGAATATCGTTTGCATGTTACTAAAGACGGCTGTTTTTATGCTTGTCGTAAGATGCTTAGGAATGACGCCGAAGTTAGATGGCATAGGCATGACAATAATTCTGTATGGATAACAGAAGAAAACGAGCTCTTCGATAAACCATTAAATTGGGATGCTATTGTGGCTGACTGTGTTAAAGCTTTAGAAGCTGTAAAATTAGACATTGCAGCCTTTGATATTAAAGTACAGCGGTCTCATGGAGATTCCCCAAAATGGCTTATTTTAGAATGTAATTCTGCTCCCGGATTGGGAGAAATAGGGCTGTCTAAGTATAAAGAGATACTGCCTACAATTATTAATAATAAATATAATTCTTTAATAAATGGATGAGAATTTTTTAAAAATGCTGGCTTCCGATGCTGCTCAAGAGACGGAGCGCTATGGAAATTTGCATACCGTATTTAGCAGTACAGGTACAAAAGCACAATGTTTAGGAGCAAGAGCCTGTTTTGGTAATGTGCTTAAATATACATCTGGTGTAATGCACAATACTTACACTATTATTACATTTAAAAGCCTAATCTATCAACGTAATAATCTGTGTATATATACCAAAGAAGAAATAGAGAACTATCTCAATTATATTGCAGGCTTTATTCCTTTCGAATTTAGGGTTACTGAATTTGAGCGCAATGATAAGGCCGAACAATTACTCAAAGAAGCCCATTTTGAAATCTTTGTAGATATTAATGGGCCTCATATTAAACATGTGTTTATTCTTACTTTAATAAGGTATCTTTATGAGGCTCCTTATAAGTATATTTTATTAGAAGCCTTTAGAATGAAAAGCATTCCAGAATTTAGTAAAATCAATTTATTAAATCTGTATAATGTAATTATATTCTCTATGGATTGGTATAAAATAACTGGTCCACACCCTACAAACGACATGTCTCATAATGTGGGTATCTATCCTTTAATGCTTTTAACTAAAACAGAAATTAGTGAAAGACTGGGAAGTCTAGATAATGAAGCAGAAGAAAAGCATATAAGGGCAAGTGAGTCTTGGAGACGCCAGTATAGACCAAACGCGGGGTGCATAGATTTGTTTCCAGTCATAAAAGCATTTATAGATCCCGAATCTTCTTTAAATTGGTCAACTAAAGTAACATTCTATAACAAGTATGGTTTTAAATTTATTTCTCCTTGTGCTGATAAAGAAACTCTTTTACAGCCCATACTGTTAAATAATACAGAAGAAAAGTTTAAAGAAAGACTGGCTGTGTATTCTAATAATCTTGCGATTATAGGAGCCGTTACTACCGAAGAAAACATAGAAGAAAGTAAGAAATATAATTTAGATAATCTAAGAATATTTTATGCTTATGAATAAGCCTTTAAAAAAAGTTTATGTCGTTGGCCCTCAATTAGGATATGCTAGATCTATTCATAATAAGGAACTAGTAGACGATATTACAAAGGCAGATATTGTAGTATTGACTGGGGGTGCTGATATTTCACCAAGCACTTATGGAAAAAAGAAACTTCCTTGTACTTGGGATTACATAGAAAGAGATGCTTTTGAAATAAACGCTTATAATAAAGTAAGACCAGACCAGCTAGTAGTTGGTGTATGTAGAGGAGCACAATTATTATGTGCTTTAAATGGTGGAAATCTTGTGCAAGACGCCGATAGGCATGCTATGGGTTCATATCATAACATGCAAGGAATGCCGGGAACTCCATATGAAGGCCACAATTATGCAATCACTTCATTGCATCATCAGATGATGTATCCTTTCGATATCCCGCAGGAGAATTATACGATAGTATTTCGTGCTTATCCTAATAGGTCTACCTATTATGTAGGAGATGGCATAAATCCTGACATCATCAGACAAAAAGGAGAACCAGAAATTATTATATTTCATGCTCCTGACAAACCAGTAGGTTTGGCTATTCAAGGTCATCCTGAAATGATGGAACAAACTTGCGATACTGTAGTAATGTTTAATGACATGATAGATGACCTATTAATAAACATTACTAAAAAACAATGATTCTTGGTTATTCTGGTTATAATACTACTTATTCCACTACTTCTACTGATAGTACTGTAGCAAAATTGCCTGAGAAATCAAGGGCCTGTTTTGCGGACTCTATAGCGGGTCTTCGTGATAGAGGTGTAGTTGAAAACTCTTACCATATAAAGTTGTTTTTAAAACCGGGTTCCAAAGAGGACTATACTTGCCATTATATTTTCTTTACAAAAGATAAAATAGAGAAATGGTTTAAAGAACTTCAATCTTTATATTCTTTTGAATACAAGTTTAATGAAGAAAATGAAGAGTACTGTTATCTAGATATTACCATAAAAGGCAATCGAATTCAGCATCTTTTTGTACTATCAGGAATACGCTATATTTATGAGACTTATCAAAACATTTCCTTATTATTAGCTTTTAAAGCTAAAGAACAAATTGAAGAATTAAAAGATGTCTCTTTGCTTAATTTAACGTCTGTTTGCACAACAGCGCTATGGGGACAAAACATTAAATGTAATCTAGGACATACTTTAACTGGAGTAAAGAGTCGCTACATACCAGGTATGTGTTCATTTGAATATTCCTCTCTAGTGAATATGGATGCCGTAAGACAAAGACTTGAAAATCCAGAAGACCGATTAGTAGAAACTATATGTCCTTCTTACATATTAGAGTCGGATCTTAATTTTAAAGAGGAAAATGAAGAATTGAGAATCCTACTTAAACGTAACAATATTACAGAAGTAGGAATTAAAAGTCCTTTGTATAACTCTGATTTTTGGGAAAAAGAGGATAACTTAGAGTTATTTATGCCGACTATTTTAAAAGTATATAACAAATTAAATTCTTACCCTAAGATTTAATATGGAAATTAGAAATGTCACTATTGGTGCCGATCCTGAAATGTTTATTGTAGACACCAGTAAAGATAACAAGGTAATTTCATCAGTAGGTTTAATCCCTGGTGAAAAAGGAAGTCCTTGGGCTAAAAAAGAGTGGGAACCTGGATTTGGCATTGAAATAGATAATGTTTTAGCCGAGTTTAATATTCCACCAGTTAGTGATAAAGACACTTTTATTCACCATATGAATTTCATGAAAGATGAAATTCGTAAATTCGTAAAAGCAATAAACAAGAATTATGACATTCTATGCACAGCTTCTAAAATGGTTGACGATGATCAGCTACAAAGCCCAGAAGCTAAACTGTTTGGATGCTCTGTAGATTACAACGTCTACACCGAAAGTGAAAATCCTAAACCTGATGGAGAATCTACAAATCTTCGTAGTGCCGGATGTCATATTCATGTTGGTTACTTCATGCCCACTGTAGGAGTTTCGTTAGCTCTTATTAAATATCTAGATATGTTTCTAGGAGTACCCTCTGTACTACTAGATGCTGATAGAAAACGCCGCAGTCTATATGGCAAAGCTGGTTGTTTTAGACTATGCCCTTATGGTTTTGAATATAGAACCTTATCTTCCAAGATGTATTCTACAGATCAGTATATGGAAGTTATTTGGGAAGGAGTACAACTAGCAATCTGGGCCTATAATAACGGTGTAAGTTTAGCTTCTGCGGAAGAAGTAAAACAAGCTATTAATAATAGTGATACTAAGATGGCAAAAGCCATTATGAAATGGTCTGGAACTATTGCAGATCGTATAGACCACTACAACAAATTAGTTTATTCACTTTTAAAGTAAAATTCAATGTGTGGATTATTTGGCATTATTAATCCTGAGCCAAAAAGACTCGATAAAAGAGCCTTTTTGACTCTGGGAGTTAATAATGACACCAGAGGAGGAGACTCCTGTGGGGTGTTTATAGATGGGGCTGTAGAATATGGCTATGATAAATTAAAGCTATTTGCAGATTTTTGGCCCACAAGTAAACTATTACAAGAAGTTGATAAATGCACAATTGCATTAGGTCATTGCAGAAAAGCTTCAGTAGGCGGTATTGGTATAAAAGACGAAAAAGCACAACCCGTTGTTATAACAAATACTGAAGGTAAAATAGAATTTGTTCTTACTCATAATGGCACGATTCGTGATTATGAAGAGCTTGCCAAAAAGTATATTCCAGATATAGATATCAAAGGTATGACAGATAGTCAAGTAATGGCTAGAATTTTCTATCATGCTGGTTATGATGTCTTAGGAGAATATACAGGTGCTGGTGTATTCGTAACTGCGGATTATAGGGAAGAAAACCCTAAGATTCATTTCTTTAAGGGGGAATCTAAACAATATTCCCATTCTGTCACTGTCACAGAAGAAAGGCCTCTATTTTTTGTATATCAAAATAGTACAGTTGTCTACTCTTCTATATCTGATTTTCTGTATACTTTGTTTCCTGGAAAACAAGTTTATACACTTAATGGTAATCTCTTATGTTCCTATAATGGTAAAGAAATTATCGTTGAAAAGAAGATAGATCGTAGTGAAAAGTTCCAGGGTTATACGACTACTACTGCAAGAACAACTACAACTGGTAAAGGTAGTGCAAATTCTGAGTCTTACAATGCTTTATTAAGAGACTGGGGAGAAGACGACGAATTCGACAATCCTTACGTTAATGGATATCCTGCGAGACATGGAGGGGAAGCGCAGGGTGCCGGGTTTCACAAGGTGGAAACAACCGAAAAGGAGAAAGGGAAGGCGTCGCCATCGACACCATTGATTCTTAATAATGACGAGGATGTTCCTACAACACAGCTAGATATAGAATTATCTAAAACGCATGATTTTTATGATATGCCTACAGATAATGCCAGTGTTGGTTGTTATATCTTAGGCAGTAAAGATACTTTTAAATATCAGGTAGCAAATCGTTATCTTGCTCATGGTGTTTATAAGTGTACTCCAGAAGGAATGATTTTGAGTTCTGTAGATAAGAGAACTAATGTTATTCCTGTATATTTCTTTAATGGAGTTCCCGTTAAAAGCATGCAGTGCTTAGAATTCTTAAGGCGTATTTGTGAAGCCTGGGATTGTACTCCTACAGACTTAATGTCAATATGGCCTCAAATAGTATACTATTTAAGTCCTTTCCCGTTTAAAGATACTGCTCTTACAAATGATTGCAAAATTCATTGTATGCAAGATGCAGATAATTATAAGGACTATGATGGTAAAATTTATCAGCTTTTCACAGACTTCTGGTATCCTTGTAAAGAAGGTATTATTAGTCTTACAAGATATGTAGAAGGCTGTCAAGAAGCATTAAATCTGTATAAGAAATCTTTAAATTATCAGATTCCTACTGATTTAGTGGAATCATTATTAACCGTATATGAGAGTTATTGATAAGACTGGTACAGATAGAAACTCTAATGGTAGTATGAAAAATCCCAAAGTAAAGGGAATTGTATCTATAACAGACGCTACTATTACATTAGATTGGATATCTCCGTCTGTAAATTATTTACATATTTGCAATGGCAATGGTTTGATTGTTGTTGGAGAAGAGGATCTTCTTAAAGAACATGTCTTCTACGATAATAGTGTAGGCTTTTATAGGTTCAAAAAAGATTTTGATCCTAATTATATAGCCATTAATGCCAATATAATGGGTGTTCAACAATATCCATATAGCATTGCTAGAGAATATGAAGCAGTTAATCATTTAGATTTATTCAAAAAATCTGCTACTGTAATTGCTCCTACTAGGGATCCTCTTGGAGATGTTCTAAAATATACTTACGGACTGGAATTCGAAACTTCTATGGGTGTAGTTCCAGAAGAAAAGTGTTTTAGAGATGGTCTTATTCCATTAAGAGATGGCTCTATTAGTGGTAATGAATATTCTACCATTGTACTAAATGGAAATACTGGATTGTCCTTATTAAAACAAGAAGTAGAAACTTTAAAGAAGTATACTATCTTTAATCAGGATTGTGCTCTGCATATTCATATGGGAGGATTTCCAGTAGAACGTAAAGCATTGTTTGTTTTATACCAGATTGTATGGTATTTAGAAAATCATCGTTATGATGGTTTAATTCCTCAAGACAGCTTTAATACTGCAAAGTATAAAGGCACTGGTAAAGATTATTGCAAACGTCTTCCTGAAAATAATGATTTTAATTCTATTTTCAATTATTTTACTACTTTAAATTATTTCGGAAGTTTGGAACAACCGCATCCATCTGACCCTCAAAGAGACAGAAAGTGGCAAATTAATGGAAGATATTATGCTCTTAATCTAATAAACATGTTTTGTTATAAGGGACCTAAAACTATAGAATTTAGATTCCTTAGACCTTCCTTTAACTACAGAAAGATTCGTTTTTGGATTGCTGTATTTAATGCTATTTTACTATATGCAGAAAAGCTTCGAGTAGTATATGCAAAAAACACAGAAAATACTATTTTTGAGAAAATCATGAATAGTAGATTTTCTGTTTTGAGCATATTAAACGATGTTTATAAAGATTATCCTTCTCTGTTAGACAATTTAATTGGAGAGTATAATTTAGTAAATACCATTACAGCTACGCAATCTAAAAACAAAGATCGTTTTGGCAGAGATGCATTTATAGATGATATCTATATGCCGTAAGGAAAGTTACTAATTTTAGTAAGGGTATTGCAAAAATATAAATTTTTGCGTATCTTTGCCTTTTTATTATGAGTAAACAGGTTGCAAGTATTAATAAAAAAGTGCTAAATGCAACCCCAATTGAAGTTGATGGTATAGAATTTCGTTCTAAACTAGAAGCTCGTATATACAAGACTTTATATGATGCTGGGTATAACCCTCAGTATGAAAATATGACTTTTAATATTACTGAGGGTTTTTATCCAACATTGCCTTGTGTAGATGTGCATTATGACTATAAGTTAAAACAAAAAGTGTTTGGACTCAATAAAGTTAAAGTGCAAGCAATAACTTATACTCCTGATTTTACTTTTTATAAAGGAGATAATTTAATTATAATTGAGGCTAAAGGCCGAGAAAATGATGTGTTTCCTTTGAAAAAAAAGTTGTTTCGTAGTTGGATGGAATCTTATCATCGATTGACTGGGAAGAACATTGCCTACTTTGAAATCTTTAATAAAAAGCAGGCAATAGAGGCGTTAGAAATAATAGATAACTTATGAAATCTGGTCCTATAGCAAGAATCACTAATTTAATATCAAGTCTCCCTGATAATGATATTGTTTATGGAAATAAATATCTAGGTTTGAGAGACTATGATGCTTTAAGCCTATTAATCCGTTCTGCTGTACATAATATTGATAAGGCTTGGATAACTACTACTCCTAATAAAGCCCAAGAAAAGCTTAGAGAACAATTTCCTTTAGAAGGAGAACGTATTACTAAACTTAGAAGCTTACAAGGAGAAGTAGAAGAATATAATCAATTTTTATCTCTCATTTTGGGAGATGAAGATGATTATATAGAAGATTCGGATTCTACTTATGAGGATAATTAAATCCCTGTTTGATATAAGTTGGCAAGTACCAGAAGAAACATATCGCAAAGACGAAGCTTTAAGCTATTCGACATTGGCTAAATATGAGAGAGAAGGCTTTTCAAAATTAGGAACTTTATTTGATAAGGTTACTACTCCCTCTCTTACTTTTGGTTCTCTTGTAGACTGCTTGATAACAGGCACAAAAGAAGATTTCACAAATAGTTTTTATGTTACTAATATCTCTGATATTTCGGAAACATTAAAAACAATAATACAAGAGCTGTTTAATAAGCATCCCGATGTAAATACGTTAGCAGAAATTAGTGATGAAGATATCGATAATATATGTTCCATTTTTAATTATGGAAATGCATGGAAATCAATAACACGAATTAATGCTATAAAAACAAAGGGAGCACCATATTTTGAGGCTCTTGTAAATTCTAAAAATAAAACTATAGTAACTCCTGAAGAGTATAAAAAAGCACAAGAGTGCGCTGATGCTTTAAGGACATCAAAAGCTACTAGGTTTTATTTCTTTTCAGATCCATTCAAGTCTGAAGAAGAAGGTATAGAGCGTCTATATCAATTAAAATTTAAAGGAGAAGACCCATCTAGTCATATTAAATACAGGTGTATGTTAGATTTAGTGGTTGTTGACCACAACAATAAGACAATACAACCAATTGACTTAAAGACATCTTCTCATGCAGAATTTGATTTCCCAATATCTTTTATACAGTGGAACTATCAAATTCAAGCGCGTTTGTACTATAGGATATTACAACAAAATATCCTAAAAGATCCTTACTTTAAGGATTTTAAAATTCTGCCATATAAATTCATAGTCGTTAATAAATGGTCTGTAAATCCTTTAGTATGGGATTTTGCAAACACCAATTTGTTCGGTGACTTTGATATGGTTGGTGGAATGACTAATAAACCTATCAAAATGAGAGACCCTTATAAGATAGGTTCAGAACTTTCTCAATATTTACAGGAACAACCAAAAGTTCCTATGGGAATAAAATTTGGGGAAGGGGAGTCCAATTCTATAGAGAACTGGATTACACGTTGGGGATAAAATAGATGATTAGTAAAGTAGTTAAGAGAAACGGAGAAGAACAAAATTTTGATTTTGAAAAAATAAAGAAGGCTGTAAATCAGTGTTATATCTCTAAAGGGTTTAATGCTAGACCTTCTGCATTTTTTAAATCATTAAAACGCTTATTTAAGTGCATTGATGCCAATAGTTTACATGTTGAAGAAATTCAAGACATTGTAGAAAATTGGTTGATGGATAAGAGATACTATGATATAGCTAGAGCTTATATTAAATATAGGGACCAGCATACAGAGGATCGACTTATTCAAGAGCGTGTTGATTATATGGATTCTTATATGAATTCTGCTGAAAATGCATCTACTTCTAGTGAGGAAGACGCTAATGCTAATGTTACTACAAAAAATGTGGCCAACTTAGATAGCGAGGTGTATAAAAAAATTAACAGAAGAGTTCAAAGATATAGAATGGAAAAACGTATAGCTAAACTATATCCAGAAGTAGAAAAACAATACGAAAAAGATATAGATAGCCATATCATATACATACACGACGAAGCTTCTACCCCTGTTATAAAAAACTACTGTGAAGCGGTTACTTTATATCCCCTACTTATAAACGGTACTAGCAGTATGGATGGTCTTAAGACTACTCCTCCAAAAAATCTAAATTCTTTTTGTGGACAATTAGTTAATTTAACTTTTACCCTGTCTGCTCAATGTAAAGGCGCCGTTGCATTCGGAGAATTTTTTAATTTCTTAGATTACTTCTGTGCTAAAGATTTTGGAGAAGACTATCCTAATCATTATAATGATATTGCATCTGTACTACCAAAACGAACTATTTTAGAATCTATTCATCAGGCATATCAACAGATTGTTTATGGATGGAATCAACCAGCTGGTAACAGAGGATTTCAGTCTCCTTTTGTGAATATTTCTTACTACGATTCTAATTATTGGCATTCTTTATTTGACGATTTTGCATTTCCTGATGGGACTAAACCTGTTTGGGAAAGAGTGTCTTTCTTACAAAAAGACTTTATGCAGTGGTTTAATAAGGAGCGTACAAAAACATTGTTAACTTTTCCCGTCGAAACAATGGCTTTACTGCATGACGGTAAAGACGTTATCGATAAAGACTATAAACAGTTTACTGCTAAAATGTGGGCTGAAGGACATAGTTTCTTCTTATACTTGTCTGATAGTCCTGATAGTTTAGCAAGCTGTTGTAGATTAAGAAATAAAATTAATAGTAATGTATTTAGCTTTACAAATGGCCTTACTGGAGTACAGACGGGCAGTTGTAATGTCATTACATTAAATATTAATCGCATAACGCAGGATTGTTATAGGGCTTATAATAAAGCCTTTACGGATAATAAAGATCCTTGGATAACCTTTAACTCGTATTTTAAATCCTATTTTACCTCCATCTTACAAAGAGTAGTTAAATATCATGTGGCTTATAAATCACTTCTCTATGATGTAGAAAAGAAAGGCATGCTAACAGCATCTAAAGCAGGTTATATATCAATGAAGAAGCTATATTCCACTATAGGCATTAATGGCTTTAACGAAGCTGCCGAATTTTTAGATATACCTTGTAGAGATAATGAATCTTATCGAGGATTTGCAGAATTGGTTTTAGGCACTATTGATTCTGTTATTAAAGAAGCCAATAAATTAGATCCTAAATATCAATTTAATTGTGAGTTTGTACCTGCAGAATCTTTAGGTGGTAAAAATTATGCTTGGGATAAAGCTGATGGCTATAAAGTACCAGAAGGTAATAACTTGTATAATTCGTACTTCTTTAAAACAGATTCTGAGGATACTGATGTAATTGAAAAGTTGGCTTTACATGGTAGTGCTTATACTAAATATTTATCTGGAGGAGTAGGATGTCATATTAATCTAGAGGATCATTTAGATGCTGAACAGTATTCTAAACTTATTGTTTTGGCAATTAAGTTTGGTACTTCTTATTTTACTTTCAATATTCCTAATTGTGAATGTGATAAATGTGGCCATATTGAAAAACACCATTTCGACAAATGCCCTGTTTGTGGAAGTACGAAAGTTACAGATTGGACAAGAGTCATAGGTTATATGAGACCTATTAAAACATTCCCAAAACCAAGAGAATTTGAAGCCTCAAGAAGAGTATATACAAAAAAAGAAGTTGTAAATGAAGGACTTAATCGTTCCTGATATCCACGGTAGAGTGTTCTGGAAGAGCATTCTACCGTTTTTGTCTTCCAATAAATATGAAAAAATAATTTTTCTTGGAGACTATGTGGATCCCTATATTAGTGAAGGATATCATTGGAATGATGCCATTAAAGCTTTAATAGATGTCATATATTTAAAACGACAGTATAAGGATAAAATAGTTTTATTATTAGGTAATCACGATCTTGGTTATATAGACGAGCGTATCAATACTTGTAGACGAGATATTCGAAATTGTAACATAATTAGAACTATTTTATTGGAATACTCAAAAGATTTTGATCTTCTATATGATAAATCTTGTTCTGTAGAAAACATAACAAGAGTACTATACTCTCATGCCGGAATAACACATGATTTTTATAGTGTATTAAAGAATCGTTTAGATATAAATGAATCTTATATTGTATACACTATAAATAAAATGTGGCACGAATCTGGTGAGAATAGAGATCTTATTAAACTGCTTTTATCCTACATAGGAGAATTAAGGGGTGGAGAAGATATCTCTGGCAGTTTTGTTTGGGCGGATGTTAGAGAACATGATTTTGAGGATTTTACTATACCTAATACATTTCAAATATTCGGTCATTCCCAAACCCCTTATGTTCCTATAATTGGAACCTCCTGTGCTTGTTTAGATACTAGACAGGTTTTTGAAATTGATTATGATACACTAGAAATTAAAGTATTAAATGGCACATCTTAAATTATATGATGTCCAAGTTACATTTGCTGAAATTCCTGGAGAAATTTGTTTATGCATCTACTTTAGTGGTTGTCCAATACAATGTCCGGAATGCAACAGCAAATGGCTATGGAAAGATGTGGGTGTTGTTTTAAAAATGCCACAATTAAGGAATATAATTGATGCACATCCTAATGTGACATGCATTGTATTTATGGGTGGAGATCAAGATCCTAAAGGTGTTAATCGCTTTATTAGGTATGTATATTTTCATTATAAACAGAAATACAAAATAGCATGGTATAGAGGAGGAACTAAATTAGAAAATCTTGATTGCTTGAATTTTATTAAAACAGGACCCTATAATTCCAAATATGGCCCATTAAATGAGATTACTACAAATCAACGACTTTATGAAATAGAGCACGATGATGTGAATATCATAAAAGATATTACTTATAGAATGTGGCCAGTAAATGTAAGAACAAATGAAACTCAAAATTTATTTCAAGAGGACCTCTCAGGTGACCTCCCCGAAGATTAGTGAGAAAGGAGATTGGATTGATCTTTATGTTCCTGATTTTCACGGGCTGTCTTACAAAGCAGGAGAGTTAAAAAAGATAAATTTAGGAATTGCAATGAGGCTTCCAGAAGGTATGGAAGCTATTCTAGCATTTCGAAGCTCCACTGGTCCGGACTATAACTTCATTATGCCTAACGGCATAGGAGTTATAGACAATTCTTATTGTGGAGAAAACGATAAATGGAAAATCCCTTTCTATGCTATAAATGATGGTAACATAGAAGGCAAATCCAGAATTTGTCAATTTAAAATCCAGCCCAGTCAAAAAGCAACATTTTGGCAAAAACTAAAATGGTTACTTTCATCTGGTGTAGAACTAGTAGAAGTAGAACATCTCTCGGGCGAAAATAGAGGTGGTTTTGGCTCTACTGGTAAATAATGTCTTTAGTATATAGTATTATAGCGGTATCTATAATAGTTGTATTATTACTTCTTTTTATTATAAGCCGAGAACATAATACTAAAATTGATTCCATTAGTTTTGATTATAATTTTGAGGAAACTCATATCCCTATAATCAAACTAACAAGTAATAATATAGAAGTGTCTTTTCTAGTAGACACAGGTGCTCAAGCTTCTTATATAGACAGTAATTTAATACCTAAAATAGAAGCTAAAAAAATAAAAGGCCTCGAAGGTTCTGTTATGGGAATCAATAGCGAAGGTATGAGCACTGACTATTATTCCGTTCAATTATATTACAAAGATAATCCTTTACCCAAAATGGAATTACAATCATTTGATTTTAAAAAGGCTATGGCTAATTCCAGAGAGTCTACAGGTATTTACCTTGATGGTATTTTGGGAGGAGACTTTTTAAGTAAGAATGGATATATAGTTGATTACACTAATCGCACAATATATAAAAAATGAAGCGGTATCCTGCGAGAATTAAGTTAGTGTCACGTTACGGAGATAATAATTATTTAGAAAGATTTTTTACAAAAAAAGAAAATATTTGGTATAAGCTTTATGACGATTCTTATACTAGTATTCATTTTGATGTAACAGATGGCTCTAGAAATATTATAGCCGTAGATCCTCCAGGAGGGCCTTTTATAGCTATAGGAGATACTACTTTATTGGAAGGACATACTCTTTTTGGAATAGAAGACACTCCTAGTGGTATTTTATTCTGTTTTAAAAAGAGTGATTCTATTAGTAACCAATAGTGAAAAGCTTATTAAATCTACAAAATATCAGGTAATTTCAGAAGAAGAATCTAAAGAGATTATATCTACTTGGAAACATATTCAATATGATTCTGAAACTACGGGTAGGGACGCTAGAATTAATACGCTTTTATGTGCACAATTTGGCTATAAAGAAACCAATACCCAAATAGTAGTAGATACAACTACTGTTCCTATAGAAGGTTATAAAGAACTACTAGAAGGAAAATTACTAATAGGTCAGAACCTTAAGTTCGATCTGCAGTTTTTATTCAACCATAATATTATACCCAGAATTGTGTATGATACTATGATTGTAGAACAACTATTACATTTAGGCTGGAAACGAGGAACAATAAGTTATAGTTTACATGCTATTGCTGATAGAAGACTACATATAGATATAGATAAAACTGTGAGAGGTGAAATTATTTGGAGAGGATTAGATGATACTGTAATCCTTTATGCTGCTGGAGATGTAATGTATCTTGAAGACATAGCAGCAAGCCAAATAAAAGACCTTAAAAAAGAGGGCTTGATAAAAGGAGCCTTAATAGAAAACAATTTTACTCCAGTAATTGCGTATCTAGAATGGTGTGGAATAAAACTAGATGAAACTAAATGGAAACAAAAGATGGAGAGGGATAGAAATAATCTCGAACTATCTAAAAAGCTTCTTGATGAATTTGTGGTTAAATGTGGAAATCCTGCTTTTTATGAAGTAGACCCACAAGGAGATTTATTTACTAACTCATTTGATTTAACTCCTCACTCCATAATTGATTGGAATAGCTCTCCTCAACTTATTAAATTCGCAAAGTTTCTTGGTTTTAATACTACTATAAAAGATAAACAAACAGGAGAAGATAAAGAAAGCGCTCTTGAAAAACAACTTTCTTGTCAAAAGGGCGTAAACGACGAATTCCTTAACCTTTTATATGGTTGGAATGAAATCGCTCCTGATGGTGAAGAAATTCATCATTGGGGATTCAAAGAGGTCAGTAAAGTATGTTCCACCTATGGCCAAGGACATTTAGATGCTATTAATCCTAAAACAGGACGACTGCATACTATCTATAGGGCTATAGGAACTTTAAGTGGCCGAATGTCCTCAGGAAGCCGTCAAAGCAATACCGATTTGGCCAGATATAAAAAGATTCCAGAAAGTGCTTGTACCTATCCTAATATGCAACAATTACCTCATGATGCTTTTACACGAAGTTGTTTTATTGCAGAAGAAGGCAATCTTTTTTGTAGCTGCGACTACAGTGCTATGGAGGCACGCATAGGAGCAGAAGTATATAATGAAAAAGTCTTATTAGATGAATTCTTATATGGCTCTGGAGATACACATGCTGCTTATGCAAAAGCCGTATTTGCAAAAGAATTGGAAGGCATAGATACTAAAGATATTAAGACAAAACGACCTGATTTAAGAAGCAAAGTTAAACCTATCGAATTTGCTATGCAATTTGGTTCTGATGGTACTGCTGTAGCTCCTCAACTACGAATTCCAGTAGAAGAAGCCAGACAGTTAGTATCTAACTTGCTTAGTGGAATGAAAGGGTTGGCAGAATTTAAAAAGAGGGGATCTCGTTTTGTTCGAAATAACGGATATGTGGTAGTATTACCACAAACTGGACATAAAATATATTGGCAAAATTGGAGCAACTGGAAACTGGAGGAACAATCATATACTCCAGAGTTTTGGGAAATTTATAAACTATACCATAAAGGAACCGATGATGATGTGGCACAACAAGTGAAACATCATATGAAAGAAGGCTCTAAATGGGATAGACTGGCGCTGAATGGGCCAACACAAGGAGGCGGTGCCGTGGTCTTAAAAGAAGCGGCTACCACCTTATTTAATTGGATAGTAGATAATGGCTATTTTGGAAAAATACTGTTAGTTAATTTCACTCACGATGAGATTAACAGTGAATTTCCTGAAGAACTAAAAGATACTTATCCTAAGTTAGTTGCAGATATAATGGAACAAACTGCAGCAAAGTATTATCATAAATTACCAATACCGGCAGAGGCATCTGTTGGAAAATATTGGATACATTAAGTATGTGGAATTTTATTAAATCTCTTTTTCACATATGTGACCATAAATGGAAATTCCTAGAAGAACACAGAATTGTCAAAACCATGGGTGATGACAAGCCTTGTGAGGTGTATCTTGGAAAAATCTACGAGTGCGAACATTGTGGAAAACTTAAAAAGGAAACCGTTTATCTATGGTAAAAGATAATGATTTAATCTTTGATCTTGACGATGTTGGTTTAGTCATAAATTCAGATAAAGCAAGAGTGTTTAGCAAAAGGGAAGTATCTATCTTAACACCAGATGATAAATTCCCTATATTTGTTAAAGTAAACTCCCCTGTTTTTATTGGAAGTGCAACTACTATCATATCTACCAAAGTTTCTTTAGAAGATAGACTAAAGCTAATGTATGATACCTTTGTATCTATGTCTATCGAAGAATTTTATGTTAACATTGTAAATATAGAATCTAGAATAAAATTAAAAGATTCTGTGTTTTATATCAATATAGAATCTCCTATAGTTTCTTCTCAAAGACTATTGGAGTATGTTAAAACCGCCAAAAAACAATTTAGCAAACAGCTAGTGTTAATGGTTGGAAATGTTATTTCTCCAATTATCTATAAGGAATTAAAGAGCTATGGAGTCGACTATATTCGTATAGGAAGTGACAGTACTTTAAATAAAAAACTTGGTTTTTATCCAGGTTATGGCTCTTTGTTTGATGCTATAGGAATTCATGAGGAACATAAAACAGAAGAACGTGGAGGTAGAATACCTGCAGGTCTAGATCCAGACATCATAGAAGAGTCTTCCACAATTACTACCGATACTAAAGTAGTATTTGAGGGTTGTGGACTGGAGTCTATTGATAGAATAATTAAAGCTTTCGCTTTTGGTGTAAATTCTATTTGTATCAAAGAAGAAGCTTTAGACAATATTCCTGAAATTGTAGATGCGCTAGAAGAAGCTTTATATATAAGTAATTCTAAAAACCTGGAGGAATTTAAATCCATAGGAATTTATATGATAAGCGCTTCTGTATTAAAAGCATAATATGGATCAAAATAAACAAGCTGAAAAAAGCTATGATATGATTAATCCGCAACATTATAAATCATCTGATGGTAAAGAATGTATAGACGTCATGATAGATTTATTCGGAGTTGATAAAGTCAAGGCTTTTTGTCAGCTTAATGCATTCAAGTATAAATTTAGAGCAGGAAAAAAACCAGGAGCTTCTAAAGAACAAGATTTAGCAAAAGCTCAATGGTATAAAAATAAATTAAAAGAACTAGCTTCTAAATATCCTATACTATAATTCGTTTGTATTATATTAAATTATTATGCAAACTGTTATTATTCTAAGAGGTGCTCCTGGTTGTGGTAAAACAACCTGGGCTTCTAAATACTGTGATAAACACAATACTTTTGTAGTTTTAAGTATGGAAGCTTTAAAGGACGCCTATAAGCAATATGAGAGCGATTTAGTTGATAAAAACTTTAAAAAGCTCGAATTTCTTTTACTCAGACAAGCGCTTGATAATAATCTAGACGTCATTATCGATGATGAAAACTTTTCCACGGCTAGAATTGAGATGTTTATTGAAATCATAAATAAATATATAAAGTCAAAGAAAGAAAAAGGTCAACAAGCAGAAGTAAATTGCTGTATAAAAGACTTTCAAACTCCTTTACATATATGTTTATTAAGGAATTCAATGAAAAAATATCCTCTTCCTGTAAAAAAAGTTTGTATGACTTACAGAATGATTAAGCGTAAAAAATCAATATAAAAAATACCAAAAATGGCAAAATTAGCTAAACAAATCAGTCAGTACTTAAAAAGTCAGCCTTGGTTTAAAGAATATCTATATGAAATTCACGTTGGTGGAGTTATAGATGGGGATGATAAGATTGAAGATTACATCCAAGGAAAGGCTGATTATTATACAGTTAGCGGTGCGTTCGATTGGGGACGCACAAATGCTGGATATAAAGAATGGGAGAAACGTAATCTTGCATTCTTAAAATGGTATGATAAGAACTAAATAAAACAGGCTCTCAGAGATAATACTCTGGGAGCCTTTATTTTTAGTAATGGACCTTATAAAATATAAACAATGTTTTCATAGATCGAAGGGTTTCTATAAAGCTATTATAAATTATTTAAAGAAACAAAACATCTATGATATTTATATTGAAGAAGTAAAGAAACAGCATCCTAAGTTTGTTTTACAGCAATATGTTCTTAAAAAAGGAGGCTATGATTTAATTAATATGACTTTTACATGGTCCCTTACAGCACAAGGACAAGACTTTTGGAGTCGCCGAAGTAGTGCTTATATGAAATGGTGGTATGATACAGCACCTCATTATAAGGAAGATCTACCAAGAGACTATCGTGATCTATTATAATTATGGCCCTATTAAAGTATTTAAATCAAGTCACTCCTTGGAAAAGGGTTTTAAATGCGGCTAGGCGAACTGTCGGCAAAGAGCCTTTAGATAAGGAACCTTCCGATATTTTTAAAAAGAAAATATTGCTTGCAGAACATTCTCCAATCAGACTATTAGAGTATGATTGGTCATGGCAAGACATTCAACAATGGGTCACCACCCATTTAGTACGCCATCATGAAGGATGCGAAAAATTTGTACATACTCAACGTCCTGATAGAAATCCTGCATTAGCAGGGTTAAAGAGGGATGAGCTTCCACAAGGTTTAAGGAATGAAATGGATATGACTGCAAATGCGCAGGCATTAATAAACATTTCACGTAAAAGACTTTGTAATTGTGCCTCTCCTGAAACTAGGGAAGCCTGGAAATTAGTGATTGAGGCCTTAAAAGACATAGACCCTATATTGGCCAGTGTTTGTGTGCCAGAGTGTATATATAGGGGATTCTGTCCTGAGATAGACAGATGTTGCGGATATTGCAACACCGAAGCTTTTAAAAAAAGACTAGAGGAATATAGAAGTATTCCTAAATAAAAACAAAAGGGGCTAAAGCATTTCTGCTTTGCCCCCTTTTTTGGCCTTATTATGTGACCTAATTATCTCTGAACATATTAAAGATATAATTTTCGTTCTTTAAATCATAGGCTTTAACAATATTTCTATAAGGAAGAGCTTGTAGTAAATCCCTCTCCCAGACTGTCCAACCTTCATAGCGACCTCTATCAATAACTTTAAACATATTATGAAGTTCAAATAAATCTAAAATATCTTGAAGAGCCGTAGTTCCAGCCATTGGAGAGTTTATAATTTGCATAAAGCTTTCTGGCATAGAAATCCAAGGAATCATAGAGCCAGTCTCCAATTTAAGACGATCTATTTGATATTTAGCCATTTTTACAAGCCAAGGACGATCTTTGTCTTTCCATCCCTTAGTTATTCCAGCCATTACATTTAAAGCCAAGAATAATAAAAGCTCACTTCTAGCTCTAATAACATTTTGTTTTTCTTCCTCAGTTAGCTGATTAAAATGTAATTTCCAAGCTATTTCTCCTCTTTTTGCATCTAAGAACAGTTCTTTTAAGAACCTACCATATGATATATAATAACCCTCTTTGGTAGTTTGTAAGATAGGATCATAATAATCTCTTGAAAACCGTTTACTATAAGTAGCTGGCATCCATTGACGGAATTGCATAAGTAATCTACCTAGGAACGTTCTATTAATATTGCCTTTCTCAGCATCCGAATAACCACCATGCATTTGGGAATTTACTCTATTTATATAGACATTGAGGTTTTCTATAAATTGATTTAGAGCAGCTTGATTACTATCTCCTATAGTAACTTTACCATCTACAGCATATTTCTCCATAAATTTCATATAAGGAGCATCACTTAATTCTATAGTAAAATCCTTAAAGGTTAATCCATATTCGCCTGTTTGGGAGTCATGGTCTAATTCAATAGAATCATAAAAAGATTTGCCTTCTGCATTTTTAATATGCATTAACATTGCTAACATACCAGTGACATGCAATTTATGTTCCCCTGCTGTCTGTAAGAAAAACCAATTAGCATTGCCAATAATTCGTCTTAAAGCACTCTTTTTATAGGATTGATCTTTTGCTTCTCTAAAGAAATCTTCTGTAGCGTTAAAAGTGTTTACTAATAAAGACAGTTTATCCGTTTTTTGTATGGTATTAAGATTGCCTAAAAGATAGGGTAATAACTTATCATATTCTACATGGGCAGCTACTAAGTCTTTAAAATCAAAATGTGTTTTACTTGAAGCTTCTAATGCCATTTGAGCTTCTCCCATAGTGACATTAGATAAGCCAGAGAATAAGTTTATACCAATACCCAATTTACTAACATAGTCCTTAAACATGGAACTAACTTGATTTAGACTTACATAGGTTTTTCCAATTTTAATTTCTCCCATATCTTCTTGCTTAATACCAAAAAGAATTCTATCAAGGTATTGATCTAATTGTTTTGCTATTTTAGTATCTTTACCATCAATAGTAACTTCTTGATAATATTCCTGTCTAAGAGTAGTAAATTTGCTTAATATGTTTTTTCCTCCTTGTGTTGCTTTAACCTTAAATTCCTCTTTAACATGGTCATTAAGAAGTAATAAAGCATCTGCCATTTTGGACATCTGACTATAGTTTTCTGCCATAGCAACATACGCGGTCATAGCCTGAGAAGCATCCGTATTTAAAATGCTCATATCTTTTAGCTTATTAGTAAAATATACAGGGACTCTCTTTAAAGGCTTTCCTTGGAAATCAGTAAGCTTAAATTTGACACCCTTTTCGTCAACCCTTGTAATATCTTCGCCAAATTCTTCCGTATCTTCTTGTTTTTCAAAATTACTCTTTAGTTTAGTCCAATACTTCTTAAGAGATTGAGCAGGATTACTAAAATCTATTTGGTCTAAAACATCCCCTCTCATTTGTGGTGCAAGCCAAGTTCTAAACTCGAATCCATAAGTGGGTGGTAATTTCTCTTCTTGCATCTTTTTGAGATTCAGTATAGCTTCATAGTATTCTCTTTGAGCGGCAGAAAGATTTTCAATGGCATTACTTGCATAAACATTATTACCATTAGCATCTTTTCTATATGGAATAACAATAGAATTACCATTTTCGTCTTGAACAGTAGAAGTGTTCCTAATAATCCAATTTTCCATTTGTAATTCTATTTTCCAATCTTCTAGTCCAGCCTCTACCAGTCTTTGTTTTTCTTCTTCTTTATCTTTAAACCATTGAGATATTTTATAAGGACTTATATAGTAGCCTGTAGGTAAACCGTTTTCATCACGATCATACATAAAGTCATTAGAGTATCCAGCATCATTTAATTTCTTACTAATTGCTTGAATATATTGAACGTAGTTATTAATCTCTCTATCTCTAGTTGCTTGCTGTCTTACTACTATTTCATGTACTATAGCTAATAATGGTGATCTAGATTCTCCCAAAGAAGTAATAAAGGAATCAATGGCACCAATATCATGATTTGCCATTGTTAGCATTGCATCTACAGAGATTGCAGTGCCTTTGTTTTCTCCAAGATTCATTAACTGCTCTTTTCCATAATATAAAGTAAGCAAGTTTTTAAGTATATTAAATCTTAATTTTGAGATGGATTGCGTAAGATAGTTCTGTGCTGCAGCTACTTTGTTAGCTTCTTCCATAATATCTTCAGTATCATCTTCAGAAAGATCTAATTCTCCGCTTTCTACTAATAATCCTACAGACTGGAGAGCTTTGATATAATCAGTATAAGCATGATTAAATTGCTGTACTCTACGTAGTTGTCTTGCAGCTTTATTAACTCTTTCTAAATCAACATCCTCATCATCTCTAATAACTGCTACCATATCATTAGTGACTTTAATATCTGTCATCTGTCTAGCGATTTCAGAGAGAATTGAATAGCATGCTGTAGCATATTGCTTTTGTTGAAGAAGTCTTCTTGTAGTCAAAATAGCTTCTTTAGAAAAAGCACTCTCTGTATCATCTATTTCTCCAAGACGAGCTAAAGACAATCTTTTAGATAACAAAGCCTCTCCTTGTTCTGCCAATTCCTGTAGTTTATTTACTTCATTTACTATATTATAGAAAGCCCTAGAAGACATTACATCTTTATTATCTAAGATAGTAGCAAGCTTTTCTGGCTCGTTCATAATCACATTAGAAAGGCTCTCTGTTGCACTCCAAGCATCTCGTAAGGCTTCCTCTACATCCGTTTCAGATCCTTTCTTAAATAGGTTTTTAGCAGCATTCCAGAGCCTTTGCATAAGAGTTGTAGATTCCCTTTCTCCTTTAAGCATAGCTGCTAATACTTTACCTATTGCCTCATCTCTTAGATATTCGTTAACGTCATTGTCTCCATCTGAATATAGCTCTTTATATCTCTCATAATCTTCTCCTAAAACAGACTGAGTTATTTCATCTGTATATAAAGCTGCAATTCTATGATACAAAGGATTGTTTTTCAATCCTGCAATAATTAAATGAGCAACTTCTTCAGGTAGGCTCTCTTCTCCTTGTTTACCTTTAGATATTCTAATAACAGTTTTTAAATTATTAGCATTTTGTTTGGCTTCTAAAGGATTAAAGATATTCTGTTTTTTCGCATCATTAGCAAACGCTACGTCAAAACCTAAAGTATTAATTAAAGTAAGTAATTTATTATTTAATAAATAATTAAATTTAACTTTTCTAGCCTCTCCAATATTATCTAAGTTTCTAGCTTCTATAGAAGCAACGTATTTATTATCTTTATTATAGACTATCGCTACAAAGTCATCATGACTTTCATTATACTCCATAGCTTTTTGCATAACAACAGAGGCTTTATCATATTCTACGGCTTCGTTGTTGTTATTCATTAAGCCTATAGTAATAGCGTCGCTATAAGCTTTTTGAGATTTATCTAGTAGTGAGTCTAAATTTAAAGCTTTACTATAAGACTCATACGTGACTTCTCCATTTTCATCTCTTTCAATACCTTGTATATTCTTAAGAAGCTCTCTGGACTGAGCTACAGCCCAGAGTTGCTTCGTAAGTTCTCTATTTTTTGTATGAGCCAAAAGGTCTTGAAATAATTTACTTTTTTGTCCCTTTATTGAAGGGATTATTTCACAAGCATTTAACATACATTTTTATCTTTTAATATAGACTCTGTTACTTTACTAACTAAAGCCGCAGCAGTTTCATTGTTTTTACCTTTATAACCAAGTTTCTCTAAAAGCACAGAAGCATCTAATTTAGCTCCAGACAATAGTTCTTGTCTTGCAGCAGACACATTTTTAATGAAAACACTATTGTCGAAATTCTCAGAGTATTCGATACCATTTTGCTTGAAAGCATTCTTGACTTTTTTCATATCAAGACCTTCGACATTTAAAGATTTAACATAGTCTTCAGCTGCTTGTCTACGAATACTATAAGAAGCATCTGCAAAGTCTTCTATTGTTTTAATTCCTTCTTTTAAATCAGTAAAAATACTTTTAGATGAAATTTCTTTTCCCGGAATATACTCAGCAAAATCATGTTGTGCTCCCCAAGGAAAAGCTTGCTCTATAGTAAATGGTTCAGAATATCCATTTTCATCTATTTTTAAGTAAGTTATAACTTCTGGTCTAGTTTCTCCTCGTTTCTTTAAGTATACTAAATCTCCAGTATTAGAATCCCTAAAAATACTATTAACTATAAGTACACCTTGCTCTCCATCCATAATAGAAGAGAAGCGCTCTAATTCAGGATCTATCATAAAACGAACAGTATCACTAGCTTCATCTAAATCCATAAATTGCATTAAGTCTTGCACATTTACATAAGGAACAAGAAGAGCATTATCAGAGTTATTTAGAATGAATTGTAGTGCTAATTCTTCGTCTTTATCATAAGAAGATGTATAAAAATTAGCAGAATCTTGTGCAGTATTATAGCCAGGAGTTGCAACTTTAACACTTGTAGGAGCAATATGAAAAGGCGTTTTTGGACTATAACCTAAATGACTCCTTAATGCAAAGTATTTAAATAGCTCTATACCCAAGTCTTTAATATCTTGATTATCAGAAGCTATTAAAGAAGACCAAGCGTTCTGCAATACCGCAATTTTATCCTTGCTATATCCTGAAATATTAGTATTGATAGCTCTTACAGGGAATTTATCAGTAGGGGGTTCTATTACAAATTCATGTAATAACTCATTATTTTCAATATATCGCATATAATCTTCTGGAGATTTCTGTTTAATGGTTTCTAATTGTTTTTCATACCAATCAACAAAATTAATAGCATAATGATTTAAAGTGCGAGAATCTTGTAAATCAATAATTGGAGCCCTTACATCTGTATATCCAGCATTAGAACTTTCTTTAGAAGACCAAGGCTTAGAAAAACAGTATAATTTCATAGCTTTGTGTAACTGATTTTCCGTCTCGTCATCTAAATAACGTGTTCTCATCACTGCTTTAATTCTATTTTCAGTATAAGTATATAAGTTAGACTCATAAGAAGGAAATAGTCTCATTATAATAGAATCTACTAATTTATCTGTATCTGAAATCATCTCAGAAATATGAGGTAATAACTTCTCTAATGATTCTACGGAAACCCCTTCAAAAGATTTTTCTATGGCAACTGCCGCATCTTCACGTTTATCTCGCTGAGCTCTGATTCCTCCAATAGTACTTCTAGGACCTTGTGAAACAGAATTGTGTCTAACAAAATTACCCAAATTCATTAATTGCTGAGAAGCTGTATATATAGTTGAAAAAATCTCTAGTAATGTCACATCTAATTGTACTGCTTCATCTTGTTCATTATCATGAATAGTAAGTCTCTCATATAGAGAGGGCGTACTAATATTCTTAGGTAATCTCCTATATACCTCAACATTATCTCCTGCGATTTCCTTTTCTAATTCTCTGGCAATATTTTTTGGATTAACTCCAGGATCTGTTAATACTGCATTTTCATAATCTACAATTAAACGCTGTATAATAGGCTGAGTAACAAACAGAGTAGCTTGTTCATTATTAAATCCCCAACGTAATAATGTGCTTATAAGATTCATAGATAGCTGAGTTACACCAATACGACCTAGAACAGGATTTTTAGCACCATCAGCAGAAGCTCCAATATATTTGCATAGATAAGTACTTATTAAAGAATTATCAAAGCCATATTTAGCATCTACTTGTATTTTATTCATAACACTTATATTATCAAATATGAAACCTCTTGACTTAGGAATCTTTTGATATATAGGTCTATTTTCAGAAGCTAAAGATAAAAATACATGAGAAACACTACTTACAGCAGCTTGCGCAATTAGGTCTTTAGATACCATATTAAGTCGATGCATCTTTACATCCCAAGATAATCTACCAATATCTCCTTGCTCAAAAGATAAAGCGAGATCTTTTCTTTGAGATTCGGACATCTGCTGTACTTGAGGTATAGTATAATCAGTATTCTTAAGGATGCTGTAAATATAGGACAGTTGTTCCAAATCTTCAAAGTTTCCAGGTTGGAACATTTCAGCAGTAGTATCTGTTGACAGCAAAGCAGCACGCATCATATCTAAAGCTTCATTGGCCCATGCTTTATATTCCTCTCTAGAGTTTTCTTTATCGTAATTATCAAGTGTAATTTCCGTGAATTTGTTATTCTTGGAATCAAACTTATAATACTTTGTCATTATAAATAGCTTATCAGTATCAAAATCGAAGCCTGAAATTAACGTACCCTCTAAAGGTAACATTACAGAATCACCACTGTTTTCACTTGTAAAGCCCACTACCTTAATAGGAAAAACAGAATATGCCCATTCTGTAGGAATACGATAAGCTATCATATCTAACACTTCCTTAGGAAGATCCTCAATTAATTCTTTTTCATCTTTAATACCGTATTTAATAGCAAATTCCTTAATATCTTCAGTCATTGGTACTTTAGCTTCATAGTAAGCAAAAGTGCCTTGATTTTCTGAAATATACGCTTTATATTCAGAAACAGCACCCTCAACTGTTTTGCCAATTTTTTTTGCAAATTCTGTTAAGGTTAATAGCAAACCACCTGATTTATCATAGAAACGCATTGCTAATGACCTGTCAATACCCCAACCTGTTGTTTGAACTACAGGACCACCATTCATATCACGATGATATATAGCCTTTTTAATAGCAGATGCTAAAACAGCCTGAATGTCTTCTGCAAGCATTTCATCTTCCCAAGTAACAACAGGCCTTCCATCTACTATAGAAATTGCTATTTTATCTTCTACATTATATTTCTGATTGGCGTTAAACATTCTCTTAATAAACTTAGATACTGCTACTTGATGTTCTTTTGCATTATAACCCTCTCCGAGTTTTAATTCCTCAGCTAATTTATTTGCATTTAATCTGGTCATATGCGTAAGAGCTCTAAAATAGCGTTCTTTAATAGTTTTACCCGTTAGAGTTTTATTTCCTTGTTTAACAGTCATTCTATCATCAATAACAGCAACTGCTAAAGGAGTAATCTGTGAACCCATTTGCTGAGCATGATCTTTAAAGTGCTCTGGATTAACTTGCTGTTCCTTATATTCTGAAACATCATATTCATCTACGTAGGTTTCATTATAAGAACCATCCCTATTATATGCTTTATTAAGTTGCTTTGTAACCTCCTCGTTAATAAGCTTATCTAGTTGTTCCTTTGTTAATGATTTGTCTGATGTATCTATTTTAGATAGAGGATCTGATATATCAATAACTTCCAAATGGTTACCTTCTTTAACAGCGGAATCAAAGTTAATAGTATCTATTCCTTTTCTTGGATTTTTAATAGCACTATCTTCCATCCATTTGAATATAGTAGCAATAATGGAATCTGGATTATAATTAGTAACTAAAGCACCTAGATAGCAAAGCATGTATTCAGAGTTTTTATCCTGCATTGGAACAGAAATTAAAGGAGTTATGGAAGAATTACGTTTCTTTGCTACTGTTTTATATACAAAAGGTTTTCTAATTTGTCCAAATACATGATAAAAATCAGCAATAGTGGGTTTTCCTTTTAAGAAACGCTGATAGACAGCCTCATCTGTCATAGTAGTCTCTAAGCCATCGTGATCACTATAAGTCCATTCTCCCTTACCTATTTGTTTCTTTCTATAGGAAGTTAAGGAGGAATATGCCTGACCATCTGTGGCATCTACCTCATCATATTTAGCTATAATAGTAGGAATTAAATCTTCCAAAGCTTTCTTTTGTTCTCTTTCTATAGGATTATTTACATCAAACAAAGCTGCTCTGTTTTTCAAAGCTTGCTCAATATTAGCTTTAAAAGTAGATTTAAACTTATAACTTTTAATAGTTAAAGATCTTAATTTACCTTCGTCATCAAAAACTTTTTCGCCATGAATAGTAGCTTCTTTGTCAAACATTAAACCACTAGAGTGAGATTGCGCAAAACGCTTTTGAAAGTTAGTAGTATCTCCATAGAACGCCAAGTCACCACCAATCAATTGAGCTAATTGTATCTTTACAATTCTAGTATTATAGAAGAAGTCCCTCATGGCTTCCTGAATGATATCTAATTGGCTCTCTAAAGAAAGATATTTGTAAGTAATTCCTTCTGGCTTATACTGATTGATAATGCTTTGAAAATGCGTAAATAACGTGACCTCTTCTTCTATTCCAGTCTCTTCATTATAAATAGTCTTAGTTTCAATAGCAAAAGCGCCAAGACTCTCTAGAGAAGCTAATTCTTCTTGGATAAAAGTATTATCCATATAATCCATAAAGTAGCTAACAAAAGGACCTATTTCTTCATTAATTTGGCTTCCCCTATTAAATATAGCATCTATTATATTATTCCCTAAAGGAGAATCTGAAATAATAAGATTATTTAATTCTGGTAAATAATGGAATGAAGCACCAGTACCAACATATAAATAGTTGCCATTAGCATCTGTGATATCTGCTTTAGTTATTTTTTCACCATTTTTCTTTTTTTGTAATACTGCTGCATGTCTGGCTGCTTTATCTTTATCTTTAAAAGCGATATCATAGTATTTAAACATCGTGCTCTTATCACCAATAAGAGATTCCTCTACAACAGATTTTGCTCTGGTAATCTCTTGTTGCATTATTTTAAATGCTTGTTTGGCAATACGAGTTTCATATCCTTTAGAACTGTCTCTAAACCATCTAATTGAATCATGAGAAGGCTTATCAGAAGCAATAGGAGTACGATACCAAGCAGTTTCTTTCTTTTTATCATAGAAGAAATCAGATATGATATTTAGAGTGTAATTCAAATCAGATTGCTGTGAATACTTAACGCCATCATAAGAAAGTTTTTGAGAATGCTCTAGTACAGCTCTTGCTTTAGGTTCATAACGAAGACGTCTTAGCATATCTAGATTATAGTCCCGTAATTCTCCGCCTTCATCATATCCAGAAGAAAACCATTTAAACCTATCATATCTGTCTTTAAACCACTTAGCAAATTTCTGCTCATTATTACTTTTATTCTTTAACTTATATACTAGAGTTTGAATAAAAGAAGGATTAGCATATACATAGTGAGCTTTATTATTATCATATACCATAGGCTCTATATCTGCCGTCTCATAATCCATCAATTCGTTAATTAAATCCCTATAACGATAATATACTGTATAAGAATCATCAAAGTCAAACATGGTCCTATTCTCAGGATTATATCTACCTTGTTGAATGGCTATTTGTCTATCAGAAATAGTTTTAGCTAAAGTATATAAACTAGTTAATAATCTATGTGCTACAGTATTAGTAAAATCTTCTACATAAATATCAGAAGATAGCATTATTGGAAGTGTTGACTCTTCAATATCAATACCTAAAGCTGTAATATATCTATAAATATCATATAAAGGAGATTCTTTTTTAAGATGTAATTCTGTATCTAAAGCATCATTATAAGTGTTAGGATCTTCATAAATAGCACGAAGCCTTCCATAAACGCCATTAGGCATTGCATCAAAACCTTCCTTTCTGAAATCTAAAGCCTTATTATATGTATTAGCCATTATTTCGGCAACCAAAGAACCTCTTCCTACTTGTACCTCTCCATTTCTTTGATAGGACAGTTGGCCTTTAGAAGCTTTATATAGTAACTGTTTTAAAGCATCCGCAGCTTTTTTATTACCCAAATCTCTTCGCACAAAAATGTCTGTATTGTCTGCACTTTTTCTTACAAAAGTTTGTGAAAAATGAGTAGCAATTTTATACATGTCCACATAAAACTGCGAAGATAATCTTTCTTGCATAGGAGTTGGATTATCAGTATTTAACTGACTTAATAGCATATTAATCCAAGGCTGAGATGAAGCTATTTGGTTTAATCTTTCAAACATTTCAGATTTGGTTTCGCATCCTTGCAACCAATTTAATAAGCTTTGCTCTGCGGTATTAGCATCTATAAATGTAGGAAGATTAAAACCGAATGTATCATAAATTATATTACCTTCTTTATCTACATTCTGAATAGTAGAAAGCAATACCTTTATATTTTGTGATATCTTTGTAGATACACTATAGTCATTATTAGACATAGAGAGAGTATCACGAGGACTTAATATTTGCTTGATTTCATCATCTGTAGAATCCTCATTATTTTCCTCCTCTTCGTTGGCTGTCTCTTCTGCTTGTTTTACATAGGTATCTATAGTACCATCTTCGTTAAGCCTAATATGCTCTTGTCTAAGTAACATATCGGACTTTAAAGACATTAAAGTGTAGAAATCATCATAAGCATCTTTTAATTGAGTAGCTCTTTTAGCATCTATATCACCAGCAAATTCAGGATCCAATAAACTTCTGGCAATATTTAAAATTGCAGAAGTAACAGATCTGTCAGATAGAATATCCTCGCGAGACATTGTAGTAAAATCTTTACTAACAAACTGATCGTCAAAGAATTCTTCATTAGCAGAAGGGTCTGTTTGTAAACGAGTTACAACATAGGAAAAATACTTTACAGCGGTTTCTGCCAAAAAATGCATGGCTGCAGGATCATCCTTAAACTTGTTATAAAAGTCGATTTGTTTTTTATTAGCATGTTCTATATTAATAAGGTACTTACTAGATTTTTCCATTCTTTCAGCTCTTTCTATTGCAGTTTTATAAGCTTTCTTTTCTGAAGAGCCAAGAATTCTTTCCCTGTCTTCTGCAGACATGTTATCTAAGTCATCTACTGTACGTTTGACTCTATCTGAAGTTTCTTCTATATAAGGTTCAAGGCTTCGAGTTGGAGTAATATTAAAATTAGAAGGCTCTATTAATTTATATTCTATTTGATAAGCCTCATTAATACGAGGTAGTACTTTAGTCACAAAATAATCAACAGACCACCCTTCTTTTTTAGACCATTTTTCTGGACTTTCAGTATAATCTAGTTTTCTTAGCGGAGAAGTAATTTCTACCAAAATAGTCTCTCCTTTACCATTATCAAATTCTACAATATCTCCAACTTTAGCTTTTTGCCAATATTCAATATGACCATCGGAAATATATCTAGTAGTAGCAGTCCTCTCACCATTTTTGATAGCTTCAAATGTAGTAGCTGATTTAATATCACTTCTTTTAGCTTTTCCATATGAAAAAGTCATTTTAGCTTTTAAAGTGGGTTTAATATTAGAATTAATTTCTGGTTTTGCTTCTTCAGAAAATAAGGATAGCTGTACTGGATTTGTTGGCATTTCCTCAATAATAGTATCCTTGGGTTCTGCTATTCTTATATTAGAAGTCTCCCCATCTGAAGTCCAAGTAACTACATTTTGCGAACCGAAAATATTTTTAATTAACTCTACATTAGAAGCTAACGGTCCAATAACTTCGTAATCTCCAGTTAAAGCACCATTAGATTGCATTTCTCTAATAAATTCATATTGTTTTTCAGTATAAGATACTTGCTTACCTATAAGATATGCATCAGCCAAAGCCTCTTTAAATTCTTTAGAATCTTGAATATCTTTAAGAGACTCCGCTTTTGCTAGCTTATTATTAGCAGTACCTACTTTAGAGAAGATATTTACAGCACCTTCTCTAGGTATATTGTAAAAATCAACGATTTCATTTACTACCTTACTATTAGGTAGTGGACAAAAACTTCCTGCTTTCATATATTATAAATAATTTATTTACAAAAATACTAAAAATATATTTAAAAACAAAACATTATACCTTAAAAATAAGGCATCTTAATAAAATAGTTAATAAAAATAAAGGGAAGCATTTAGCTTCCCTTTAATAATTAACCACAGTTTACAAAGTGTTCCAAATCGTCTAGCATTTGGTTGATATTATCAAACCCAACTTTCTTAGCAAGAGTGGAAGGATCTAATTCGTTAGCTTCTTCACTTACAATATTAATGCCTTTAGACTTCACATATTCCATAATGGCATTGGGTTTCTGTCCAAATTTAACAATATTAAATCTATCCATTTGCTCCTGTGTATAAGTTATTTCTTTAACTTCTGCAGCTTTTTGTTTCTGACGTTTAGCTTTAGCCATTCTCGCTATATCGTCAAAGGATCTGCCCTTAGGTGCAACAGAAGGTTTATTAACTGGAGTACCTGCTTGTTCTTTTGTTTCTTGAACAGGAGGTTCTTTTTGAGATTCCTCAACTGGTTCTTCAGGAAATAGAGATAACTGTTCCGCTTTTTGAGGAACTTGTGGAACTTCTTCTCCCATTATAATATGACGGCCTTTCTCTATAGAGTTATCTGATAGATGTTCGGTTTTATACTTTTGTATATTTTGATATATAGTCTGAAGCTCTTCACTAGTATTAACTATCTTAGCTATATTATTCTTGCCATATTTAACGGCCGTTGCAGTTATACCATTGCTCATTTCCTTTCTATACATAGTTAAGCCTTCTCCTTCAACTCCTTCAATTTCACCATTGAGGATTTCCCAAAGAAAAATCACTTCCTCTTCTTCATAATCTCCTTGAATATCTCGACCTTTATAATATACATGTTTAGTATTTACATCAATCTCGTATTCTTTATTATTATGTTGAATGGATCTCAAAGTTTCTGGTTTACCAGCGGACAAATATCTTCCCTCAGTTAATTTAGGCTTTCTAACCCTAGGAAGAATAACATTGCCAGTCTCATCCAGATAGTTAATAGAGTAATTGCCATTATGATGATAAGTATCTAAATAGTCCGTTGTTATAAGACCACTTAAAGCCATATTATCAATAGCTTCTTTATCTACAGTGACTAGATTCTTGTCTATCTGGAAACGTACAGAAGAATTTTTCAAAGCATCAATAGCCTCTTCAACAGTGTTAACTTCTCTATCCGCAATACGAGCACCTGCAGATCTTGGATGTATAGAAAACTCATATCCCTTAGGAATATAGAGCCATTCAGCTAGTCTTCTCTTAGCAGTTAATCGCTTCTCCCAATTAGTATTCTTAGTATTCTTACTATCATAAGTTAAAATATCTTTAATTATAGACTTTATTTCGTTACCTATTAAAGTGTTTTCATTGAAGTCAAATTCCTTAAAACGCTTAATATTAACGTGTTGATAGTAATATTTACCATTAGCACCTGGGATTACTAAATATAAGCAGCCAGATTTAGTTATAGGTAATGTGCCAAAATTTTGAACTCTGTTTAAGTCTAAACCTGGAGAATAATTAGCTTCTAATATACCATCTTTATCAGTAGTAAATAAAACCCATCCATGTCCACCAATAGGATTATTTTTAATATTAGAAAGGGTTCTTTCATTTATAGAAGCTGTAATACTGTCATAATCTTCAGTTTCAGAATTAGCTTGTGCCATTCTACCACTATAAAAATCCTTAATAGTAGTATAATAAGGAGTAGTAGTATTGGGTCTAAATCCAATACGAAAACCTTCTTTATTGCCATCTGCTGAATATTGACGAAGAGCACTTTCTACAATTACCTTTTTATAAAGGTTATTATAGGCTTCTTTACTTTCAGTATTTTCTTTATTAGGATTTTTAATAATGCCTACTATTTGATAGGTTTTGCCGCTAATAGTCTGATAGTTCGTATATCCAGCATCCTCCCAACGTTTTAAGAACTCTCTATCTTCAGCAGTTATTTCTACTCCTAATAGAATATTATATACTTTACCTTCGCCATCTTTTCTATCAGAAGAGAATATG